AGGCATGCAAATTTGAAGTATAAGTATGGGAACAGGCATTTCTGGTGCAGAGGATATTATGTTGATACAGTAGGAAGAAATGCAAAAGTAATTGAAGAATATATCAAAAACCAATTACAAGAAGACATAGCTTCAGATCAAATATCATTCAAAGAATACATAGACCCGTTCACGGGTAGCAAGGAAACAAAGGCATGAAAAACGAACAGCCGCTTTAGCGGCTGCCCGTAATAGTAATGCGGTTGGCGGAACCATTCAGTGCGTCTTGAGACGCTGTGCCAGTAATATGCCCTTTTAGGGCTGGTGCATACCACCAGTTTAACTGGTGGTTTTGATTCTTTTGGTAATTATAATACTACCAGACGAAGGACATGAAAAACAATGAACTTTACTGCACACCTGTAGGCACGGTCGTATTCGCCAGTGCCTGTTCGTGCATCTTGTATATATTACGCACACTGTAGTTCATGGCTACGGCAATCTGCTCCCAGCTCTTAAAGCAAAGGTAACGCAGTTCTAAAAGGGTTTGGTACTCCGGGTTTTCAACAGCCTTAATGGCCAGAACTAACTCACGTTTCAAATCCACAAGCGCGTCAATATCAGCATTGATCTCATTCTCAAGATCAATCATTTTGACTATGATGCCCTCCATCGAATGTACATTGCGGGTTCCGCTTGACGGCATGTCTGTCAGGGTGGACGTCGCTTTTGTAGAAAGCTCACGCAGAGAAACGATCTGCTCCAGCTTGCTGTTGATGCGCTGGTCAAGCCGGTAGGCTTGTCCGAGATATTCCTTAATACTCATAGGGCCAAATCCTCCTCGTTTTCAAGTCGAATAATCCCATTCACAATGGTCTTTGCCTCCGCAAGACACGTTACTTTGCAGGCGTTGCCTCCGGCTTCGATGATTTTTTGAAGTGTTTTTTCTTGAAGCTTTGTCAGCTTTCCGGACGGCGTTTTCACCTCAAAGGCGACAAACCTTCCGCCTATGCAGGCGATAATGTCCGGAATACCGGCTGTACCGTACATACCGCCATGCTCCTTAAAGCAGAAGCAGCCCGGTATTGTCCCGAGATATCGAAGGATAGCGGTGACAATATCTTTCTCAGCCATGACGACCTCCTTTGTGTTTCCTTGTTTCCTCGTTTCCGCTTTTTCAAGAGGTGTCTATCTTTTTACGCGCACATGCGTACGTGCACACACGAGAAAGAACAACTTATCCGTGTAGATATAGAAATGAACGATAATAGGAAACAAGGAAACAAAAATTATGCAAGTGGTTCAATATCTGAACCGTTAAAATTTGTGATGTCTGTGCGTTGTTGCAGCAGGCCGAAATCAAGAACATAGGCCTTGGCGTTACAATCTGGGAAGCGCACCTGCTTGTAGGTGATAAACAGATCCGAATTGCGCAGCTGCTTGAGAAACTGGGCATAGGGCAGACATTCGCCCGTAATGGCATAGTCACGACGATACTTGGTGTAGTGATCGTAGACCTTGTTGAAACGGATTGCCACTTGTTCCCTTCCTTCGAGAAATGACCACTGCGTTCGGGGGTCCAGACCCATGCGTGCCATGATTTCAAGGCTTTGCTCGATGATACCCTTGTTCACCAAGCTGCCGTCAAGCAGATATTCCTTTGCCGCATAGGTAAGATAGTGGTAACAGGCGTCCAATGTAATGTTGAAAACCTGCGTCCATGACAGCGATTTCATTTTGCATAGGCGTTCCAGAAGCCGAAGTCCCGCACCGCAGCAGGCCAGATTGTTGAGGATACGGGAAGGCAGGCTTTCGTCAAAGTGCGTAAGGGCCTCCGTATACCATGCTTCTGCCTCCGCTGCGTCGGTGCAAAGTGCGGCCTCCAGCAGACTGCGGCCAAGGTTGCCGAGCGCATCGCTCATTTTGCACAGACGCATAAATACCCTGCGGCATTCTCCAGACTTAAGGTCTTTCTTTGAAAACAGCAGCTCAATACTGCGTTCACGGATAGCCGATTCATCGGGTGACTCCTCACCGGCGACAATGAGCGGTGCGGTAAGCTCGTAGTACACCGTGCTCTGGTCCGCTCGGCCACGGGTACCTTCATGCCCGTCATAGGCATCGCGCATATGGTTATAAAGGACATCGAGCTTATACTTATCGATTTTTGAAGGCTTGAACTCATCCAAAGGCTGCGGCACCAGGTTGCTGGAGGCCGAATCCTTCATCAGCGTAAAAGCGGTTACCTGCGTAGCAGCCGCAACTTTTACGGGTCCGAAAACAGGCAGGATGACTCGTTCCAGGGTGTTGCTCTTGCCGCTGCCTGCCTCACCGATCAGGAACAGGTGCGGGTATTTAATCTGCGCCTTTTTCAGATGGCTTTTCAGAAAGCATCCGGCACACCAGGCAAGCACCGCCACCGTTTTAGGGGCTTCATTGTATCCAAGCAGCAGCGGCCCGAGGTCACATAAAGTTTCGGGGGATAGGGAATCAGTAGAAAGAAGGCTACTTAAAATATTGCGGTATTTCTCAAGCTGCACCACATCCTGCACCACATTGCCTCCGGCCTCCATGGCGCCGTCCGAATCGACATACACCCAGCGCCCTGCAATATGGTACAGACCGAGGGCCTTGACGCCGGTTTTACGTACCCAGTCTAAATCGGAGATATAATTTTTCAGCAGCTCCAAATCCCCCTCGGAGCCCGTATAGCTGAGTGCGATGGTGCGCTTATTCAGAATGTTCTTGAATTTCTGCAGGTTGGAGAAATCGGTGGTCATAAAGGTCTGCCGGAAAATCTCGCCTTTGAAGGTTACCAGATCGGCGGTAAGCTGCGTTTCGTCTTCGGACACAATCATCTCCACAGGCTTTACAATGAAATTAGTCAGTGCATAGACCGCCTCACCTTTGGAACGAAAATAACGGCCTTCATACTCAAATACGGAGGTATCACCTCCAGAGCGGTAAGAATCGCTCACTGTCTCGATGGCCTTGCTTAAGGTCTCTTCTCCGTAGGTAGCGCCGTCAGCATGATGCTTGACATCCCATTTCTCACGGTACAGCTTGCTTTGACGAAACAGTCGGTCCATCTGCTCGCGGTTCTTACCTGTCCAGAAAGCCAGCTTGCAGCACAACGCCATATCCGCTTCTGACTGGCTTGAATAGCTCTCCTGCCATTTGCCCTCCCACAAGGCCATAAACGCTTCGCCGTTTTCAGTGGCGGAGGCCTTTTCAATAATCTCCTCGTCGGTAAGCGGCTTTGCGGGCTTATTGCCTTTCTTGCGCTTGGCTGCAGCTTTCTTTGGCGGCTTAATATATGTTTCATGAATCCAGGCAAGTGTACCGTTATCTTCAGCTACCGTATCGGGTGTGCCATCCAGACGCATTCCTGTCATCGTGAAGTAGCGGCCAAAGGAGTACATCTCCACGCCGGATTTGGTGTTTTTGTTACCGCCTTCCGGTATTCGGCCTTTGATAAAGAGGTGCAGACCTTCGCCGGATGGACTGATTTCGGTATAGGTATTTGCCCTTTGAACGATACTTACAGCCTTTTCTGAGAGCTCGCCGGTTTTTGCATTGCGGCAGTGGTCAATGTCAACACCTACTAAACCGTCGTCCTTAGTAAAAACAAAGCCGACGCCGGTAAAGAGATATTTCTCCTTGGCCGCAAGTGCTGCCTCGACGGTAGTCCATGTCTGAGGATTGGTGGAGGATGCTTTTCTTCCGTTACAAGGGTTGTAGGGAATCTTGCTGTCTTTGTCCTTCTCGGGAGCGGGCTCCAGACGCCAGCACACCCATTGTTTCAAAGACGCAAGCTCATGAGAAAACTGGTGCACCGCTACTTCACCTCCTCGCAGCTGTCTGTAAAGTAACGAATGGGTAATCCGCGATGCTTTGCCTTCTCAATTTCCACCGCCATGCCACGGGTGATGTTTCTGCCGAACACCCATAGCTCCTGGCATTTGCTCATGAAAACCATACCGAAGAAGATCGCGTTTGCGCGCTCCTTCGGGTCATCGTCATCCATAAACTGCGGAAAGAGCAGGTGAGGTGCGAAAGGAATACATCCCCGGCTTACAGCAAAACGCGAATAACGCTGTGCCCGGCTGACGTTTTGCTCTGTATTCAGTGTGCCATCCTTTGATCCTGCATAGGGTGAACAGATAAACACCATAGGCCGGAACACCGAGGCCTTGACTTCTTTTTCTATGTTTAGCATTGCTTCGTAAGCGGTGGGGTCATAGTACCCCTCGCTGTTGTACTTGTTTATACCCATAGGGCTTTTAATCCTCCAGTTCTTTTAAAGTCCCGAATGAGTCACCCACAGCGGCTTCAGCCACGATGGGAACGTCGAATCCAGGGAAGGGCGGTGCCTCCATGCACTGCTTTACAAAAGCTATGGCTTCAGCCACTTTGTTTTCAGGAATCTCAAATACCAATTCATCGTGGATTTGTAACAGAGGCCTAAGCCACAGGCGCTCGGGCAAGCCAGCAATAATTCGCCCAAGGGCAAGTTTTAAAACATCCGCTGCCGTACCCTGAATGGGCGTATTAAGTGCACATCGCTCGGCGTAGGATTTTCTGCCCCAATCCGAAGAACTGATATCGGGCAGATATCGGCGCCTGCCAAGCCAGGTTTGTGTATATCCGCGTTTTTGGGCCTGACGCTTAACATTCTCCTGCCATCGTGACAGCATGGGGTAACCAGCCTTAAGATTGTCAATGATGGTTTCACACTCCGAAAGCGGGGTGTCCAGTCCTGCCTTGAATCGGAGCGTTCGCTGCAGGCCTTTGGCAAACAGCCCGAAGAACACTCCGAAGTTGCAGTTCTTGGCGATGGTACGGCGCTCCTTGTATTGCCCAGCGTTCTTATTGGCAGCCTGTTCAAAGGGGATATGGTAGATAACCGAGGTGGTCTGCGCATGGATGTCACCACCGCTGCGGTAGGTTTCCAGCATCCTGTCATCTCGGCAGTAGAACGCACCGACGCGCAGCTCAATTTGCGAGAAGTCGAGTGACAGCAGTACCTTGCCCTTGGGGGCTACAATAAACTTACGTACACCGACAGGGTCATTGCCCTTGCGGGGACAGTTCTGCAGGTTGGGATTGCGGGACGCAAAGCGGCCTGTTTCAGTACCAAGCGGCAGAAGGTCCGGGTGGATGCGGCCGGTTGCTCCGCTGATATGGCGTAAATATCCGTCTATGTAGGTAGATTTAATTTTGCCCCACTTGCGGTATTCCTGTATCAGCTCAAACAGCGTCACCAGCTCGGGGCGGTTCTCACGGCACCAGTCTGCAAGCAGAATCATGGTTTCATCATCTGCGGCCTCCTGGTACTTTGCAGTGCTTTTGAGCACAGGAAGCCCTAAGCCTTTAAACAGAAAGCTCTTAAACTCTGAGGTGCTTGCATTGGCTCCTATGTTGACATCTCCAATGATGGAAGCTATCTTATCCTGAAGCTCGGCAAGCTTTAAATCTGCTTCCCGTTGTTTGCACAGCATTGTGTCCTTATCCATCGGCAGGCCGTTGTATTTCATCAAACCGCAAAATACTGCCGTAGGAGACTCAATCTGTTCCACGATAAAACGGTGGTTCGGAAGATAATGGTCAAACCAGTTATTGAAGAGGTGATATAGGCGAAGGGTGTAATCTGAGTCGGCACAAGCATAGCGGATGGTTTCTGCGTCCTGCGGATCGAGCTCATCAAAAAAGTGTCCGTCAGTCACGGCTTCAAAGCTTGGCATCGCGGCATCGAATAGCTGTGAGGCAAGCATCTTAAGGCCGCTGTCCGACAGCTGCCGAAACTCTGTACTGCTTTTGAGCGTCATCTGGCTGGCTGCAATCGTGTCATAAACGGGGGGCTGGATCACGATACCTCGGGCGTACAAAAACATGGATTCGAAGCTGATGTTGTGCGCCACCTTTGTGACATTGGGATTCAACCACACCGCCTTGGTCAGATAATTGATGATCCCTTGCGGGTCAGATGAATTACGCCCGACGCGGTGGGTAAACGGTACATAGATGGCGGTACCCTCCGAAACGGAGAAGCTGACGCCGACGATCTCAGCTTTGTGAGCATCAAGCGCGGCCTTATCCTCGTTACGGAAATTGTTCATAGGCGCAGTTTCAAAGTCGAAGGCGATGATATCAGCGCCTTCGAGGTATCGGTGTATTTCTTCATGCGTAGTTACGCATTGGTAATTCATACTGGCTCCTTACTGCCCAGCCGCATGGGAGGGGAGACACGCTCCACTCCCGCGCCGGACAGATGATTATTTCAAAGGTTCGATAACCTCGCCGGTTTCAGGGTCAACATTGATGGGCATTTCGGCAGGCTCGTCCATGTCGTAGCCGACCTTCCGGCTCATAGCCTTCACCTGATTGGCAAGAGGACGGACGGCGGCAATTTCCTCGTCGGTAAGAACACGGTCGATACCGAAGGTCGCTTGAGAATATGCGATACCGCTGTTGCTGGACGCCTTCTTCAGTGCAAATTTGGTAACCACGCCATAAGACTTTCTGCCCTTGCCGAGCAGACGCTGGATGTACCGGGTGAACTCCTTTATTGAGCCGGTAGGGAGGGACAGGATAAGCGGGAATACCTCGCCCTCACGGAGCAGATAGATACGGCGGCGGTTCTTGCAGGCCTTGCCGTTGTTTTCAGCGCTGCCGAACTGGTTGAGGGGACAGGTTCTGCACTTGCCGCCCGGATTGCCCTCGCCGGTAATGCCGTCATAGCTTCCGCAATCCGGAGGGTTGGAGCCGCCGGTATACTTTTCCTTGTAAAAGGCAAACACCGGATGATGGTACAGGATGACAGCGGAGAACTCCTTAACGGTATCGCATTCATCGGAATCCTCACCGGGTACCTCATACACGGTACCGCCTCCGCTGGGAATCTTGATGCGGTCAAAGGTAAGGTCAAGCCCCGCCAGTTCATCGGCAATGGACTCTGACATATTGAAATCGGCTACTAGAAGATAGCCACTCTGCGCAGTGGTTGTAAGTTCTTTGTTTTCAGACATAAATTTATCCTCCTAAAATGTTGTTATTTCGTAACATTGCGGATGTTGACGGTAGTTTTCTCGTAAGGGTTAACCAAGCCGTCCAGCCAAGCAGGGAGTGCATCTTCGTTTTCGGACATCCGCTCCTTAACAAAGGCCGACAGACTATTGGCGTTCACTGTTTCGTAAACTAGGTCACCGAAACCCTGCTCCCGTAGTGCCGTATAGAGTTCGTCCTTGCGACCGGCGACAGCTGAGGCACGGACGGTAGAGCTGAGATAAAACATCGTGCCGTTACGGTTAAAGCTCTGCGTTTCGGTATCGAGCATGAGCTGCGCCAGTTGCTGTTCGGTGGATTCGATGTCGGCGTTGATCTCCTTGAGCTCCTGTTCGGCATATTTCTTGCTTTCACGCAGCTCTTTCAGCTGCTCAGCCAGTTCAAACATACTTTCTGATTCCATATTTGTTCACTCCAATTGTGTAAATGGGTTGTTGCCTTGGCGATAATCATCCACCAGTGCTTTTGCGAGATCTGCTTTCTGCTGCAGTGCTTTTAGAACCTTCTCATCCACAGTGCCTTTGGCCACAAGGTACAGGTAGGTACAGTCGTTTTTCTGGCCGACCCGGTGGATACGGGCCTTGGTCTGCTCAAAATTGGACATCGAGTAATCCAACGAATAGAACACCATCGTACTGGCGGCGGTGAGTGTAATGCCCAGCCCCGCCGTGGCAATCTGTCCTACAAAGACAGACACCTCTGGATCGTTTTGAAACCGTTCAACCTGTTCTGAGCGGTCTTTTACACCGCCCATGATGAGGGAGTAGCGGACATGTCGATTAGCAAGCATTTTGCAGATGGCCTGCAGCTCAGGAACGAATCTGGCGATAACCACCAGCTTTTTATCTTCCTGCAGGGTGGCGTCGAGGATGTCTTCAAGCGCTTTTAGCTTTGCGTCACTGACCTTTTGAACGATGCCGCTTTCATCATCACTGATAAAGCCGCCGGTAAGCTGTGAAAGGCGGAGCAGCCGGGTCAGAACGTTGGTTACGCTGACCTCACCCTTGGACAGCTCAGCATAGCTGTCTTTGACTAAGCCCCGGTAGATTCCGGTAGCCTGCGGTTCCAGGTAGACGTGCCGGATTATGTCGATTGTATCTGGAAGATCGAGACACTCCGCTTTTGTCGCCCGAAAGGCTATGCTGTGCAGCCGCCTGGTGAGCTCCTGTTCCATTGACTTCTTCAGCACTGGGGTGTGGTTACCGTAGCCGACCATATCAAAGTACCGGTTGCGGAAGGCATAGAAGCTCTGCCCGAAGACTGCCGGGTTAAGAAATTTGTACTGGCTGAAAACATCAATCGCTTTGTTTGTGATGACTGTCCCCGTCAGAAGAAGCCGGTACCGTGCTTTTGCACCCAGCTTGTACATGGTCTTGGATGCGGCGATATTGTGCGTTTTAATTTTGTGCCCCTCATCGGCAATGATGAGGTCGGCATCCCACGTAAGCAGCTCCTTCTCGAGCCGCCAGGCAGACTCGTAGTTGACCACCGCTACTTGGAGCGCCTGACCATTCATCTGCCGTAAGGTCTCGACCTTTTTCACACTTGAACCTGCAAGGATTGAAAGAGAAAAGTCAAAATCAGCGAACTTTTTGAATTCTTCTTCCCAAACGCCAAGGATAGAAAGTGGCGCTACCACCAGAACCCTGCGGATGAGGTCTGCCTGGTACAGAGCTCCGGCAATGCCGATGCTTGTAATGGTTTTTCCGGTGCATGGTCAGCCCATTTCCATAAGGAGGGCTGCTCCTCTACTGAAAATGCGGCGGACATCACCTCCAACCGGCAGGCCGAACAGTTTGCAGGCAAAATCAAAGGCTTCCTGCTGGTGCCTGTAGGGCCTTGCTTTCACCGGCATATCAGGTTGCTGCATCGGCAGACACCTCCTTAATGGCGACCGACTGAACCGAATCAGCGGGAACAAGCACCAACACACGCTGTCCTTTACCGAACAGCAGATTCAAAAAGCGGTCGCGCAGCTTGACATCGCCGCCGGTCAGCACCGTGCGTTTTTGCCCCTTGGGGTCGGATACGTTGATGACAATCTGATGTTTCATTTGGTTTACCTCCGTTTCCGAAGGACTACATTTGCCCTTCTGTCTATATCCGGCGGCAGAGGCGAATCCCAACCCCCTATTTCAAAACTTTTTGCAGTTTATCAATAATCTTTTTCAGACGGTTTCCGATAGCTTGTCCGGAAACACCCTCCTCGCGGGCAATGCTCTCAAGGCTGCATCCTTCAAAGAATACTTTATGTATCAAGGCTTTCTGCTGGGGCAGCAGGGAATTGATGGCTTCATGCAGGTTGGCGTTTTCAATGTTTTGCAGAGCGGCAGCTTCAAGATTAAAGCTGCTCGGAAACTGCTCGGCGTTTTCCTCTATAGCGGCTTCAATAGAGCGGTGCTTTTCGGTTTCTCGGCGATGCTGACGATACTCCGCATCATCAAATTCATGCAGGGTATGAATATCTGCTTCAGTAACTCCGTCCTTGCCCGGAACCAGTATGGTTTTGTGTCCGTCCTCGGTGTAGTAGATGTAGGTGGCGCGCTTGTCCTTGCTTGTTTTATGCTGTCTCATCGTATAGCCTCCTTGAAATTTGGATTTCAAGGGCTAATACCAACAAGCCAAAAAACAAGTCAGTCCGCAGAAATGGGGATGTATCTGACTGAAGCTCAAAGCCCTTGAATTTTTATCAAGAGCCTGACAAGCAGCCTAAAGCATATATAAAAAGAGCCTGACGCATAGCTTTAAAGCTACTTGTCAGGCTCGTATGTCATAATCGCATCGTGCTCTGTACTAAGTACGTATATTGGAATCTATCTTACGGAAGGCGATTTTTGTGCCACATTTCCAGCATTTTATGTAATAATCCGGCCGCCATCGGTCTCTGGGAGGGCCGGGATCATATGGGTTATATATCTTTGACTGCGTATTAACGCATTCTTCAGCGTCCATGATACGGCTGCCACACCGTGGGCAGGGGACTTGTTTTTTCATTTGATGCCTCCAATGGTATTATTATGTAAGCTAACTTGCTTACAAATAGGGGAAAAATATTCAGCGAGCGTTTAACCCGCTGATTTTATCAAGAATCAAAACTCATACTTTGCAATATCTATCCGCACATCAAGAGACCTATGCCTTTTGATGAGGCCGAGTTCCAGCAGACGATACTTGGCGGCCTCACAGGATACATTGAATACTCTGGATGTCTTTACGACATAAAACGCTTCGCGAAATTCTTCTTCACTAAAGCTGATGCCTTGTATAAGCTTCATAACCATACTCTTGGGCATCAGCAGGGCAGAAGCAAAGCGGTTCGCCTGCCATTCCATCCGGTCTGAATCAGTCCACTGCTCGAGTGGCTTTGGCTTGCACTTCTGCGCATCTACTCGGCATTGTATCATTGCAGCAGGGAAAGAATTCGGCGCTGGTACCTCATCCTGATTACGTACAAAATATCCGGTATGTAAGATACTGTGTGCGCTTTCATGTCCCATGGTAAACCGATACCGGTGTTCCTGTTTGCTATCAAGTAAAGTATTATCAATGATCACCGTTCTCGCTTTGGCGCTGATATATTCAGCTGTTTTCGTCTTGGGGTTGTACACTGGAATCTTATTTGTATCGTTAAAAACCATCATCCCAAGGTATATCCCGCAATGGGATAAGAACTGAAAGTCCTGTTCGATTCCAAGATAATTCTGCGCAAAGGAGTCAACATCTATCGGCATGGGTTTATTGAACACTCCGGGGCAAAAATCCTGTAATAATTGTTCTGCAATGTTGTCTATGTCTTGTTTGCTTAGTATAGGTACACCATTTTTAGTAACATGAAAGACGGGAGTGCGCATAGGCGAGAATTACCCCTTCCGTTTTTGTAAATCCTCAATGAACTTTTTCCATTCTTCTTCCCCCGCATCCAGATCGCGAGCGGTGCGCAGTGCTGCGCTGACATAATCCCGCTCCATGATATATTCAGGTAAATCGGGGGCAACAGCTTTTCTTTTCTTACCGGCTAAATCAAGCATTAAAGTTTTTTCTGATTTTGTTAACATAAGTATTTGAGCAAGTAAATCCAGCTTATCAATATCAAAGGGATTTCGTCTGTCTTTTTCAACATCACTTAAATATGGGGGGGTTATATCAAGTTCCTTAGCCATCTCCCTTAAGGTTATTTGCTTCTCTTCACGCTTCTTGGCGATAAACTCGCCGAAATTCATGTACTTTTCTTTCATTATTTCCACCTATCTTAATAGATTACATACCTGCAATATTCAAAAAGCAAAATTCATTATCCTATTACAGAAAAAATGCTTGTTAGCTAAACTGCTTACTAGTAATATATACTCCTGTACGTGAAATGTCAAGAGCAATTTCATGGTTGATTTTTATTGAAGGTTGGGATATATTGTCGTATAATGTAATTATATCATTGCGAAAATCCTACTCCCACCCCTTTTACTATCCGTTTTATCGGATAGCACTAGCGCTAAGATAAGACTATATGTAAAAATGGTTCCTAATAAGATACATCAACCCAGAAGGCGATTTCTCACTAGTGTGACGAGACGATGAAAGAAATAACGCAATACCTTGATGTTAGCAGAGAAACTGTATTGCAATGAATTAGCAACCGAAGTATGCCCGCATAAAGTCGGCCGCCTATGGAAGTATAAAAAATCCGAAGTCGACGAGTGGTGCCGCAGAAAGCAAATAATACTTGAGTTTATAAAGGAGTGTGACAAATTATGCCTGACTTGCAATATGAAATCAAGCAAAAAATAGCTTGCCTATCTGAAGAAAAAGGTGGATGGATAAAGGAAATTAATCTTGTTACTTGGAATGGCAACGAAGCTAAATATGATATTCGCGCATGGTCTCCCGACCATACAAAAATGGGTAAAGGTGTCACACTTTCTAAGGACGAAATAAGAACACTGACATCCGTGTTAATCGAGTTGTTTAACGATGGGAACTAAATTAGCATGGAGCCGCCACGAAGCAGCAATCCTACTGGACGGCTACATTGAAGTTCTCAAAGGCGAACTTCCAAGGTTGCATATTATAAAAAGGGTATCTGCCGATTTGCGAAAGATGGCTATTAACAACGGGATGGAAATAGACGATATCTTTCGGAATGAGAATGGTATCTCTTTTCAGATGCAAAGCATGGAATCCGCGTATTGTGGTAGAACAGTGATGAAAGCAGCAACACTGCTCTTTACTGAGATTGTAACTTTATATAAAGAGAACCATGGCGAATTCGAAAAACTATTGAAGGAGGCAAGGACTATGATTGATGGCAAACTCAATAATAGAGAAAGCTTTTTGTCATGGCTTGCCGAAGTTATGCCAACTGCTCCAATAGAGGCAGTGCTTGCTTCATGTGACACGATTGAACAATTTTGCCTAAAGCTCAGAATATTGAAAGCCCCGTTGTTTGAAACGACGGATTTGGATATATTGAAAACTGTCCAAAAGACGGTATCTCAAAATAAGATTTTCCGCATCGTTAACAAAAAGCAATTAAAGCATATTGATACAGCAATGTTCTGCTTGCTCAAATATGTTCGAGAAGGTAATCGTGAAAAGGTCAACGAAAAAATCGCACCCACGCAGGATGTATCGGATCCAAAGCAATCTGAAACACAAATAGTCTCGGAGAGACCGCAGGAAGTAGCCGGGAAGGTGCCGGAGTTATACGTTCGAACAGAGCAGGACAGACGACTTATTGCTAAGTACCCGCTTGTTTACAAGCGTATATTTTTTTCCCTGCGTGATATGTTTGAATGCGGTGAAGGTGGAACAACTATTGCAGCGTTGTCTGAGCGGATAAATCACATAGCGCGGTGCGCTGATATTGAAGATATTCTTGATAATGTTAGCTGGTCAACGTGCGAAGATAGACGATATAAATTTTCTGAAGAAATTTCTCGTCATGACGAGCCCGTTGAGGTTTCGGCGGGTTTATTGGAACTTGAAGTTATGCAACCCAAGGTGGAATTTAATGTTGTTGACTTCAATAATATTGGCGATTACTCATATACGAAACCAATTAGCATTTCCTACTTTGATGACAGAATAACAGACGTGGCTTCTTGGACGGATGTATATGTAAAGCTGGTATCAAACTTATATGATGACTATTGGAGCTCTATCCCTGTAGGCAAATCTTTTACAGGATCTGGACGAGTCGATTTTGGAAATAAAGAGATTGCAAGAACCATGACTGCGCCTAAACCTATATTTATGCAAATGTACTTGGAAACTAACTTAAGTGCGACAAATATCTTAGGAAAAATAAAAGCTCTGCTTGATATTTGCAGAGTGGACTACGAGAATGTCATTATTGAATATCAAAGGAAGTCAGATACAGTAGCTATGCCCCGCGTTACTATTGCTCAAGATAGCCCTATGTATTCAGGCATGGTGATCGACAGTAATAGTTTTACTGCGTTTCTAAGTAATCATGAAGGAATGGCAGACGGTACATGCCGTAGCTATGTTTCTGCTATTAGCACTGCAGAACACTATGCCAAAGAGCACTATTTTGAGCACCATCAGCTTTTCACTTCCGATTGGCATGAAGCAAAGGCCACGGTTGATGCTCTGTTTAGCGACCCCGTTTTTATCGAATACAACAACCGGCAGCACAATCGCTTTTACGTCGCAATGAAGAAACTGCTTCTCTTCTTACGAGCAGATACCTCAGCCGTTATAGCGACTGATACCAGCACAACTGGTGAATCAGTGCCGCAGCCGGGTGCGGACGAAACATACCTTAATGTTCTTACTCAGAATTTCTGTAAAGGTTTTCGTTTGGGTTCGCCCATAGAGCTTCGCAAATTCAAGCGTTGCTATGAGCAAATGAACGAAAAGGTACTTGAAGATGACGATGCAACAATTGAGCGCAATATAAGTATTTGCGGTATTCTGTATGAAGACAAAGTTTTCGTACCACAGACTATGCTTGGTGACGAGACGCGTGAGAGGCTATTTACATACATTCAGAAGAGCTTTGACGAAGGTAAAACCGCCCTATATTATCAGGCTCTCTTTAATGAATTCTCCGAAGATTTCTTGGACTATTTCATCTACAATGCGGATATGCTCAAGGCATATCTCTCGTTTATGCTGGGCAAAAAATACTTTTTCGGCAGGAGTTATCTTTCTATAAATGCGAATACGACGGTAGATCCCATAGATGAAGTTCGCACTTGCCTCAAGGAATATGCCACTCCGATGACTTATGATTCGATGTTTGACAATCTCCCGCATATCCCACAGCAAAAAATTAAGCAGATTCTTGCGACAAACGGTGAATTTATCAGCAATGGTCGTGGAGAATATTTTCATGTCTCTGCTGTCCATTTCTCTGATGAGGAAATGGACAACATTGTAGAAATCATCGCTTCGGCCATCGAAGAGAAGAAATTTCTGAGTGGTAACGAGCTCGTAGAAGCCATCAAGTCAAAGTATCCTTACATATACGAGAAAAATTCCATTTTCTCTGTGGTCGGTTTACGTGATGCAATAAAATACCATCTCTGCCACGAGTTCTCTTTTTCAGGCAACATCATCAGCAGGCTTGGTAGTGATCTTACCATGTCCGATGTTTTTGCGGATTATTGTCATAGCAGAGATACGTTTACTCTTGACGAACTAAGTGTACTTGCGAGTGAACTTGGTACAGTTATCTACTTTGATCCTGTTTATGAGAATTCGCTACGAATCAGTCATGACCGTTTTGTGGCGAAAAAACAGGCACACTTCCTTGTGCACGAAACCGATGCTGTGCTTGACCGTTTTTGCAGGGGAGATTATATCTCTATTGAAAAAATCGATGGCTATAGTCTTTTCCCCAATGCGGGATTTCCTTGGAACGAATATCTGCTGGAACACTATGCTGCAGCATACAGTGAAAAATACACGCTTTTGCATACCGGCTTTAATGCGAACAAATGCGTCGGTGCTATCGTGAAAAAAAGCGCTGGATTTGAGAGCTTCGACGACTGCATTGTCACAGTTCTTGCAGACAGCAACATTACATTGAAGAAGCAGCATGCCTTACAATATTTATGCGATGAAGGCTATATAGCCCGCCGCATTTATACCAATATCGAGGAGCTTCTCATCAGAGCGACCGCGCAAAGAAACAGAAAGGAAACGAATTGATGTACTCTTACACATGGGATATTGAGACAGGAGGGCTATTGTTGAATAGCTCACCGCTGGCGTTCAGCAAGGAGCCACGCCCTGTTTACTATGAAGAACTCGACATCTTAGGCTTTGACCAAATATGGAATTACGAAAAGAACGATGCCTACCCTTATATGTGGGCTGAATCGAATAATTACTTTTATCGTGGGAGACTCGTAGCCAAAACGAAGGGTGGTTCACTCTACACCGCACCGGAAATTATCCTTGTTGAAGACCCAGAGCCGGATGGTCAGCCACTGCGTTTCGTGGACATTCCAGCCATGGTAGAGAAAAACCGTTATCTGATTGAAACGCTGGCACAAGACACCATAAAAAAGATATATAACACCTATGTGGACTATAAAAGCAAAGTTGATGTATTCTATGTTGCTTTTAGTGGCGGCAAGGACAGCATAGTCACTCTTGACTTAGTGCAAAGAACGCTGCCACACAATGAGTTTAAGGTGTTGTTTGGCGATACTGGCATGGAGTTTCCTGATACATATGATGTCGTAAAAGATATTGAGTCAACCTGTCGTAATTGTGATATTGACTTTATCCGTGCCAAATCCGTATACCAACCCGAATATACATGGTCGAAATTTGGACCACCGGCGACTGTAACAAGATGGTGTTGCAGTGTTCATAAAACAGCCCCACAAATTCTTGCCCTCAGGACTTTTACCGGAAAGCCCAATTTTACAGGAATGGCTTTTATCGGCATTCGTGCAAGCGAAAGCTTATCTCGCAGTGAATATGATTATATCAGTCTTGGAGAAAAGCACAAAGGTCAATATAGTTGTAATCCAATTCTCGAATGGAATTCAGCAGAATTATACACTTATATTTTCACAGAGAAACTACCTATTAACAATTCATATAAGAAAGGACATCGTCGTGCTGGATGCCTTGTATGTCCAAGAGCTGCTGAACGAAACGACTGGATGAGTCAAGCTTGGTATCCAAAAGAGGTAGACTCATTAGTTTCTGTGATAAAAAATATGTACAGCAAAGGTTTTCAAACAGAGAAATTATTGGATGAATTCATTTCAAATGGAGGATGGAAAGCTCGAAAGAATGGGCGCGATATAGCCATTAACTTGGATTATTTGGAAACAATATTATTTGGGCGTCCAACTATTAAAGTCAGTCATCCACACACAGAGTGGAAAGAATGGATTAAGACGGTTGGAGTTGTACTAAATGATTTTTCACCATATACTATTTTATTTCAGAATGAACAGTTGACATTTGAAGTTAAAGAAACTAAGGATGGGCTTGAGGTATCATATGACGCCGAACTACCTAAAACACATCCATTATTCGTCAAATTACTAAAGAACGTCTTTCGCAAAACGGCTTGCTGCATACTTTGTAGAGAATGTGAAGCTGATTGCCATAACGGATGCATTAGTATGAAGAAGGGGAAGGTTTCAATTAGTGACAAATGCGTTCACTGTTTTCAATGCCATAAAGTCGAAAAAGGGTGTCTTGTATACAAATCTTTAGAAATGCCTAAAGGAGGGCTTAAAATGTCTACTACGCAAAGTTTAAATTGCTATTCTCATCATGCGCCAAAAATGGAATGGTTTGAACAATTCTTTTCTTATAAGAATGAATTTGACCAGCGCCATAGCCTTGGTTCACAGATGTATAGCTTCTTCAAACGTTTTTTACGCGACGCTGATTTGTTAAATGAGAACGGTTTTTCAGATACTGCTGGGGTTATTGATAAACTGGGTCTTGATAATCTTTCGAGCTGGAGTGTAATGCTTGTTAATCTGGCATATACGCCGCAAATCAACTGGTTGATAAAACGTGTGCCTATGAATGAATCATATAGCAAGGATTACACTTTGTCTCTTTTAGTTTCAGATGGTGCAAAAGAAAGCTGGGTCAATGACATATGGAGTTCTTTCATACGTATTGTTGAATTACCGTTTGGTGTTGTTGGTTTAGGTTGTATGACGAAAGAAAAGAGTAAAGCTGTTGCGATTACCCGTACCCCTTGGCAAAACCCTGACCCGCTTGTTATTCTCTACTCACTCTACAAATTTGCTGAAGCTTGTGGTGATTATTATCAGTTCACGTTAAACCGCTTGCTTGCCCACGATATTGACAGCGATGGTGTAAGCCCTACGGAAATCTTTGGACTTGAGCGCGGCCAGATGGAGAAGCTGCTCAATGGACTCTCCGTAAACTATCCTGACTTCATCACGACCAGCTTCACGCTCGATTTGGATAATATTACGTTAAATGCTGACAAAACATCGCAAGATGTTCTGTCGTTAATGTAAGGAGGATATGAGATATGCCGATGCTTGAGAAATATCGTCATTATTTTGACATTGATCCGGATTACTTCCCGGCTGTAAATGAAGCTGTTATTTCAAAGAACCCTGAAATGTGGAAGAAATTTTTCCCTCATGATACCTTCGTTAAGCTCGTTCGCAACACGGTAAGTATGCTCGATCGTAAACAAAAGCTTTCCCTTTGGGTTGAGGGTGCTTATGGCACCGGAAAATCCCACGCAGTGTTGACTCTCAAGAAATTGCTTGACGCAAGTGAAGAGGATACCCGCACGTACTTTGAACGGTACGTTATGGATAAAGACCTTTGCTCTAATTTCCAGCGTGTAAAAAACAGCGGTAAGATTTTGACGGTTCATCGTTATGGCTCGGCAACTATTCGCAGTGACCACAACCTTGTTTTCGCTATTCAAGAAAGCATTGAACAAGCTATGATTGATAGCGGAATAGAAAACAAGGGCGGCAACGCACTTAAAAGCGCCACTATCAAATGGCTGACCGATACAGATAACAAGAATTACTTTAACAGTCTGATGACCGGCAAGTACTCCGACCTTTTTGGCGGAGATGATGTCGATGCTGTTCTTGAAAAACTTTCTACCTTCACGGGCGATGCGCTTGCCAAGTTGATGGATAAAATATTTAAGGTTTCGGACGAGCGTCAAATCAAAGCGCTTTCTCTGAGTACAACAGCGCTTTGTGACTGGATTCGTGAAATTATACATGCGAACAGTCTGAAGGCTATTGTTTTCATTTGGGATGAGTTCACAGAGTATTTTTATAATAATGCGCGTAATCTGACAGGCTTCCAAGAATTGTGCGAAATCAGTGAAACAGAACCTTTTTATTTTATTATCGTAACGCATGTCAGCTCCGGTTTGTTCCACGAACGCGATCAGGACTTCATAAAGCTAAACGGGCGTTTTGTAAACCCGCACTGCTTAATTAGTCTGCCAGAAAACATCGCTTTTAAGCTGATGGGTGCAGCAATGGAAAAAAACAAAGACCCCGAAGTTGTAAGAGACTGGAATATTACGACAGGCGATTTAGCGGGTCGCACTACCGAATCACGCAAACTCGTTAAGAATGTTGCACGTATTAGCGACTCAGAGATGCTCGATATTCTCCCGATTCATCCATACACGGCACTGCTGCTCAAGTATATCTCCTCTGTATTTGACTCTAATCAGCGCAGCATGTTTGACTTTATTAAAAACGACCGTGGTGATGAAATAAAGGGCTTCCAGTGGTTTATCGACAACTTCGGTCCTGATTATGAAAATCCGCTCCTAACAATAGATATGTTATGGGAGTTCTTCTATGAAAAGGGCAAAGAATATCTTACGCACGATATCCGCGCAATTCTTGACTATTTCACTCGTGCCGGTAATCAGCACTTGCAACCAGATGAAACTAGAGTGCTAAAAACAGTATTGCTCTTGCAGGCTATTTCTCAGAATGCCGGCGACTCTGTCGAGCTCTTCATTCCGAATGAACGCAACATAAATAACGCCTTTGAAGGTTCTGACCTTGATGGAAGCCGAGCTGGCCGTTGCGCTGAAAAATTGGTACGCGATAAGGTGTTATTCAAAAAGCAGCTCGGCGGGGGCAAATTTCAATACTGCGCCTATGTGAATGAAGTCAGTGGTGCCGACCTTAAGCCGTTCTTAGACCAGATTGACAAGAAAACAACGACACAGCTTGTCACCGAGGAGCTTGTCGACAGGACAAGAATCACTGACACAATTACTCTCGGTGGTGCGCTAAAACTTCGTTATGAACTTCGATATGTATCATCAACCGACCTTGATTCGACTGTTCGTCTACTCCGCAATCAGGAAGCGAATTTTACAAATAAAATAGTTGCTGTTGTATGCTTTGCAAAAGACGACGCGGAAAGTGTTGTCATTGGTAAGAAGATTAGCGATGTAGTCAACAGCAGTAACAATCATATTGTCTTCATCGACGCCTCTCGGACTCCATTCGGTGCTGATGGGTATACCCAGTATCGTAGCGATATGGCACAGTCCATGTATCAACAGGGCAAAGACAATACCCTTGCAACACAGTATGCCAACAATGCGAAGGAAGCGCTAAAAAAATGGAAAAACCGTATTTCCAACGGTGAGTTAATGGTCTTCTCTGAAAGCAAGCCAAATGGAGAGAGAGTTACCACGATTGAGGCACTTTATTTGGCGTTGGAAGAGATTAATAAACAGAAGTTCCCAAGTTGCCTTGAAGGAACATATAGTGTTATAGCCAATATGTTTACACCAAGTAGCTTGAAGCAGGGCGTTGAGTGTGGTGCAACTCAGAAAACGTCCGGTACATTCCTTTCTGGAAGCCCATCGACGAAACTTGAAAACGCCCTTGATGGAGCATGGAAAGTTGATGAGTATTGGATAGCATCTCCACATCTGCTCATATCAAAGATTAAACTGCTTGTTGATAAAATTATCACTGATGCTTTTGAAATCGGCGGTGGTCGCGTTTCTATTAAACGGATATATGATACATTGAGTCTACCACCTTATGGCTTTATGCCTTGCAATCTTTCGGCATTTATCCTCGGATTCGTGTTAAAAGAATATGCTACTGGTTCGTATAGCTGGAGTGATGGGCTTACCAACGACCTGCTTGACATTAATAAGCTCAAAGAAATGGTCGACGAAGTGATTCGGTTGCAAATCACGCCTAACCCTCGATACAGGGACAAGTATATTGTCGCAATGACCGATGATGAAAAGGCCTTTAATGAAGCAACGTCTATTGCCTTCAATATTCCACTCAATCTCTGCACTTCTGTGGAACAGACCCGTGAGCGTATTCGTAATAAAATGAAGGAATTCGCTTTCCCGATTTGGACGTTGAAATACATTCTGTCAAGTGAAAGTCTAAAGACAGATACTGATGTTCTTGAAACGATTATCGATAGTTTCTGTGGTATTGCCAACAGTAATAATATGGGTGCAACCAAAACAGACAGCGATATTGCCATGTGTATCGGTCGCGCCTGTATTGATCATCCGAATGCTACAGAAGATTTGAAGATCATTCTTACTAAAGAAAAATGCGCTCAAGGTATGACAGAATACCTGAAGACATTTGAAAATGGTGAACTTATTTCACTTGCATCTACTATCGGTGATGGCGGGCAGTATATCAACGTTCTGCGCCGTAAATTCGATGCTGATGCCGCTAACTGGGTATGGAATGTTGACACCGTACAACAGAAAATCCGCGAGGTAATTCTTGAATATAAAATTATTAATGAAAGCAATAAGACACTTTCCAAGAACATCACTTTTGATGTGACCATAAAAGAATGGTGTACCAAGTGTGGATACATTCGGGTTTCTTTTGCTGCCGCAAAAAATTATCTTGACGAAATATCGCCTTTCATGGAACTCCTGTGCGCAATAAAAAAGTCGGGACAACTTCTAGACTCCCAGAAGCAAAAATTCTATGATTTACTTGTATTAAATGGTGAGGCTTTCCGCAATCTGTATAATAACCAAGCCGACCTGTTCAAGCGTGTTTGCGCTTACTACTTGAGCGACCTATCGGACGATGAAATCTGTGAACTCTATGCTACTATGCCCGCCGGTGCCTTCACGCAAGAGAAAAATGATTATTTTGTCTCCGTCGAAGATAAGGTTAAAGCATATAAGGCAACGCTCGGAAGTGCTAAGCTGAAGAAATTATGGCAGGATAAAACTGGCTCCAGCTCTCCGAGAGAATGGTCGAAGAAGCATAAAATGCCGATACTCTGCTTAATTCGTGATGAAGACGTGCAAAAGGCGCGGGCTGCATTTGGCACCATAAACAAGAGCAATCTTGATGCACAGTCTATTGATAAGGCTATAGAGTATCTTGAAACGGCAGATTTTTTTGGATCGCTGAACAATGATAATGCACTGGATGTTGCATTTCGAGAAACAATAATTAAGGATTATGCTGTTCTGCTTACAAATATTGAAGAAGTCAAGGATTATCTTGACCGAACCTTGACATCAGATCCATATGATTGGTTTGGTTTACCTGAAGTCGACAAGCGTCTAAAACAAATGGCCGAGGCAAAATACTCTCAAAGTGGTTGTACCCGCGCGCTTGAGAAAATTGACAAGATGGGTATTGAGGATGCGCGAGACTATCTAAAGAGCCTTATCAAAGACAATATGATTGTCGGTATGGAGATTATCAAAGGAAAGTAAGGAGGCGAGCACATGAACACCGAGGCGTGTATAAAGAAAATAGAAAAGTACCTTTCAAAAAGCGATGTTGGCGTGCTTGTGGTTGATGTGCAAAACTCGGCCGATTTATCGGATATTGTTTCTCACTTCAAAGTCAGCGGCAATACTTTTATTGCCACAGCCGACTATTGCAAAACCGATGAGCTTCCACGTATGGATACATTGCTTGATGTTATTGCGAAAAAGGAGGAACCTGTTTTTCTGACGGGGTTGACTTCCTTTTTAAAGCTCAATGGTGAAACGGAACTTAAAAGTGAATTATCAAATCTCCTTGCTATGACTATTGCTGGTCACGTTGTTGTTCTGTCGTTTCAATGCAGGGTGTATTTGAATTTCTCCGACCCGCGTCTCTCTGGGCGTATCTGTATAGTAGACGGCGTCGAAGATGACCATACAAAACTCATCTTCACATCAAGCGAGTTGCCGCTTCCGAATGGTATCACTATTGTTTCAGGAATTCATGCTTTTGCGGATGCAGTAGAAACGAAGAAAGTTGCTACAATTTATATCAACACAGAGAAGGAACGAAAAAACTTCCCAGATTCTCTCTACCTAATATCAGATCTAAAAAAAGCCTATGATGCTCTCGCATTCAAAGATACCGCAACGCAGACGCTGAGTGAAGCTCTGGGTACTGATATAGATTGGAAATACGCTCTTGAGAAATTAAAGAAAGGTGGCACTTGGGAGGCTCTCATAACAGCTGAGTTTGGCAATACTAAAACTCTTGACCTTGTAATACCCAATTACTTAAACTTTGATTCCGAGAAAAAGTGGTTGTACTTTATTGCATTGAAATTATATGGGGCGAAGAATAACTGGTGCCTTAATACTGCTGCATCCAGAGCCGCAAGCGTAGTCGATTTGGTTCGTCATGCTTATCGAGATATCTTGGAATTCGAGCCAACAAGCAGCACTTTCATGGATTGCTACAATACAAGAAAAGCGTTACTGAATGCATTTGGCAATCCGATTGATGATGTTGTTGATTTCTGTAAAATTGTTATTAGTAAGGAAAAGACTGCGATTTATTACTTGACTGATAACACTCAACAGGAAAAGGAAACGATATTCTTCTTGCTTGATAGGTATGGTCTTGAATTTAGTAAGGAAGAACTGACCGCAATTTTGAAAATCGTATATCCTAAACTGCATGCATATCTATTGCCATTTAGATTTAAAAATTCTTTGCTTGATGATTACTTCCAGGCATACAAATATGAAAAAATCATCAACAAGGTACTTCCTGAATTCGAGGCCATTGTCATGGAGCAAGCAGAAAAGCGAGAATATAATAGCATTCTTGAACCTCGCGCTTCACGAGTCGAGGCTATTGACAAACATGGGGCGCAGTTATATTTCATTGATGCTCTTGGTGTAGAATACCTCGGTTTTATCATGTCTTTATGCCACGATAGAGGAATGATGGCTCGTGTGGATGTGTGTCGCTGTGAATTGCCGTCGATTACAAGCCGTAACAAGGAATTTATTGATGCATTTGCAAATTCAACGCATCCGATTATTTCAATAAAAGATATCGATGAAATCAAACACCATGGCAAAGATGACTATGATTATCAGCCAGTGAAACCTCCAATTTATATTTCACAGGAACTATCAATTATCGAGGATGTAGTCGACAAGATAAAAGTTAAATTAGCGAATAGTACAATTGATAAAGCTATAATAATATCAGATCACGGGGCTAGCCGACTTGCAGTTATACACAAAACGGAAAACCAGTGGGAAATGGGCAGTAATGGTATCCATTCTGGCAGATGCTGCCCTAAATCTGAAATTGACGTTCAGCCTGACTTTGCAACAGACGCTGATGATTTCTGGGCGCTTGCGAATTATGACCGTTTCAAAGGGGGGCGCAAGGCGAATTTTGAAGTACATGGCGGCGCGACTCTCGAAGAAGTAGCCGTACCGATAATAGAAATTACTTATACGCCAGGGACAATTGAAATTAAGCTGATGCCGTCTGATGCCCCAGCCAGCTTTGTTGGAGTACCTGAAATTCTTGTTAGCTATCGTAAAAAAGCGGCTGTAAAACTGTTCTCTACAAGAACACTGCAGGATGTAAGCGTGTGTGTTAACGGTAAGTACTACGACGCAACACCAATAGACGGTAATTTCTTCTTAGTGGAAATGCCAGATATCAAACGTGCAAGGCAATACTCCGTAGATGTATATGCGTGTGGAAATTTGGTTGCATCAAATATTCCTATCGTTGTTAGAAACGAAGGTTCCAGTGTAAAAGACCTACTGTAAGGGGGGGAAAAATCATAATGGATAAATTAAGAGACTGTTTCGATGAAATGGTGGTATACAAAGACCTGAAGCAGAATAGCACTTTTAAGGCTTTGAAGCTGCCCTCCTTTTTGCGGGATTGGGTTCTCAAAAAATTTGAAGATGAAGATGGACATTTTGATGTTGATGAATTGTCCAGCTTTGTTGAAGCCTACATGCCCAAGAAGGAAGAATGGCTGAAGATAAAAAATCGAATCATCGTTGAAAATGAACGTGTTAAGATACTTACAAAGATTTCGATTGATATTGACATTAAGACCGAGGAGATTACTTTCAGTCTTCCGGACTTTGGATTGTCGAACAAGGAAACTGTTATAGAGCCCCATATTTGGAATACATTTAAAAAAGAATTGGTTAAAGGTCATGAAACATGGGGAATCGTGGAACTAGGGTACAGACAGCCAGATGATTCTGCAAAACCAAAAATCCCGGGAAAGATAATGTTAACAGGCTTCACCGACTTCTGTCCGTATTCGATTGACATGGATTTCTATAAAGATATTCGTTCAGAATTTACTACTGACGAGTGGATCGATATTCTTCTCGGTGCAATGGATTATAACGCCGAAGGGTATGCCAACGAAGAACAGAAGCTAGCCATGCTTACTCGCCTTCTTCCTTTCGTAGAAAAAAATTTAAATTTGATTGAGTTAGCGCCTAAGGGTACTGGGAAATCCTATGTGTATGGGAATATTAGCAAATACGGGCTTCTTACAGACGGTGGTAAAGTGTCAAGAGCAAAAATGTTTTATGATACCGCCAGAAAAACTCTTGGCTATATTACTGGACATGATTATGTCGCGATTGACGAGGTAAAGCTGGTTCAATTTAGCGATGTGAATGAGATGCGCTCTATTCTCCAAGGATATATGGAAAAAGGCAGATGCGATGTCAACGGCTTCGAGGTGGCATCCGACGCAGGCATTGTCTTCCTCGGAAACATTGAAACTGACAACATGGATGAGTATAGAAATATGCTTACCGAATTGCCTTCACTTTTTCAAGAAAGCGCAATGGTAGACAGAATTCACGGATTTATAAAAGGTTGGGACATTCCACCTATGCAGCCCGGCTTAAAAGTGTCCGGCTGGGCGCTTAATACAGAGTATTTCTGTACAATAATGCACGCTCTTCGCGATGATATAACATATCGTGCCATTGTAGAACAGCTTGTTGAAGTATCTGATAATGGTTATGAAAGGCATATTGAAGCTGTGAAGCGCATTGCAACCGCATATCTGAAATTGCTATTTCCGAATGTCAGAAGTGTTAAGGATATTAATGCGAAAAAATTACAACAATACTGCTTACGTCCTGCTGTAAGGATGCGTGGTATTATTCAAAAACAGCTTGCCATTCTTGACAAGGAATATGCAAAGGATGAAAAGCAGATGCCGACATTTTCCCTAAGGGAGATAAGTGATGAGGATTAATTGTGTCATTTGTGGTAAAGAGGATCTCGATAAGGACGCAATTGGGATAAATAAAAAACTCTTGGGTATAGATATAACCAATTATTATTGTATGGAGTGTTTGGCTGCATATCTTGGCTGTACGGTGCAGGAACTTTTTGATAAAATCCAAGATTTCAAAGATGAAGGCTGTACGCTTTTCAAGTGAGGTGGTCATTGATGATTTATGCCGATAACGCGGCAACAACACAACTAAATAAAACTGCCTTTGAAGCGATGACGCCGTGGCTGATCGATGAATACGGTAACGCATCACAGCCCTATTCTTTTTCAAGGAAATCTAAAAAAGCCCTCATAGAAGCAAGGGCTATTATTGCTGAATGTATTAATGCGCAGCCAGAGGAGATTATCTTTACTTCCGGTGGCACTGAAAGCGACAACTGGGCAATCAAAGGATCGGCTTTCGCTGACTCCAATAAGCGAGCTACGATAACATCTGCATTTGAGCATCATGCTGTGCTACATTCATGCGCCGTAATTGAGAGACTCGGATACCCCGTTACCTATCTTATGCCGGCAGTGACTGGCATCATCACGCCTGAATCACTGAGCAATAAGATTTGTGATTCCACACGACTCGTGTCGATAATGCTTGCAAATAACGAGATTGGTACAATTCAACCGATTAAAGAACTCTGTGAAGTAGCTCACTCATATGGTGCGCTGTTTCATACGGATGCTGTACAAGCCGTCGGTCATATAAAAATCGATGTCCGAGAACTCGGTGTCGATATGCTGTCGGCATCTGCGCATAAGTTTAACGGCCCTAAGGGTGTTGGGTTCCTCTACATACGCAAAGGAACAGAAATTGCTCCATATATTGATGGGGGTGCACAGGAAAACTCGCGTCGAGCTGGCACAGAGAATGTTGCATCCATTGTAGGAATGGCAGTTGCACTGAAGGAAAATTGTGATTGTTTGGATGATCATTTGACAAGCATCTATATGCTGGAACATCAGCTGCTTAGTATGCTCTCCGATGCGCATATCTCGTATATACGCAATGGTGGAGATAAAACGCTTCCCGGATTGATTAGTTTGTCCTTTGCTGGTGCTGACGGCGAAGCAATTCTTCATCGCATGGACTTAGCTGGTATTTGCATATCCACAGGGTCTGCATGTAATAGTGAGAGCACAGAAATATCACATGTGCTTAAGGCTATCGGCTTGGATGAGAAACATGCAAAGGGTACAATTCGAATATCTCTTGGAAAGAATAACACTGCTGATGATGTTGATGCCATCGTAGCTACATTGATAAAAATATTGAAGTAATATGATTGTGACCTAGTGACAGACTATTGACAGACCCATCGTATCTTTGCATCCCTCTATGCGGTGCGAAGGTGTTGGAGTCGGCGGGATTTGAACATATATTGACTTATTCCCGCGAATCGACAAAAACTGTTGACCTGTTCCCGCGAACAGAAATAACCAATTAAAACCATACCTGACCTATCCCCGCGAACGCGCAAAACGAGAAATACATACCCGACATCAATCTGATGCTATCGTTCCACGTTGAGACAGTTGTATTGATAACAAGGGTTGATAAGTAAGTGCATAAAAAGTTCAGTAGCACTGGGCTTTTCGGAGTTTGGGTGTAAAAATCCGACGTGCTAAAATCGCAAATTTATCGCTTCGAGGAAACAAGTCAAAGCGGGCATTTTCGAGTGCGAGAGAGCGATTTAGATGTCGGTGTTTGACGAGTGGTCGATTTAGATAACATGGGTTCGTGAGTGGTCGGTTTAGATGTTTTTTGAAAATGTCAAGGTTGTGTGGTCAGATTAGATACGCAAATCAATCTCAGTAAACGGAGGTTTTGGATATGAATTTAAATAATGACTGCTGTTGTGGATGCAACACAAAAGTGACAGATATGGCCAAGGCAAATAAGTGCCCCGTCTGCAATAGTGAGGGAATATCTGTAGGCAAGGTAACCGTTGAACATCTGGTGGCAGAAAGCCATCGCAAAGATATAGCAGGAGATTGCTACAAGATCTGCATGAATGAAGATTGCGAAGTGGTTTACTATAACTTGGACAATGGAACGACATTCTTAAAAGACCAGGTCAGTGTTCCCATTTGGTTCAAAAAAGATGCAAATCCTAAGTATGCATGCTATTGCAGTAAAGTAACTGAAGAACAGATAATAGAAGCAGTTGTAAAGCATGGAGCAAAAACGGTTAAGGAAGTGAACGCCATTACCGGAGCGATGAAAAACTCCAATTGCAAAGAGAATAATCCGCTTGGCGTTTGCTGCCATAAAATTATTCAGGAAGCTATTGATAAAGGACTGGCCATGGAATAACTTGAGTTTGGTGAAAAGTAGGTGATTGCAGTATGGAATATCAAAAGCTCTTGGAGCGCAGCGAAGGCTGGCTTAAATACGCGATTCATCATAATTTATGCAACGACTCAGAGGACGCTCTCGTTGAGCTCAGAAACGCTGCGCTGGCGGATAGCCGTATCAAAAAGTACCTTGAGGACGTTTCGGCATTTCACGGTACGCTGGTAACAAACCATAAAAACCCCGAGCTGCCGATACACAAGCTGCTGTTTCTGCTGGATATCGGATTCGGCATGGAAGTTCCCGAAATAAAAGCGGCCGTCGATGAAATTCTTAAGCACCGGGACGAGCACGGCATCTATCAGTCTATGACCAATGTCCCGAAGCATTTCGGCGGTACGGGCGAGGATGTGTTCAGCTGGTGCCTGTGCGACGCCCCGCAGCTTTTGCTCGCTCTGCTAAAGGCGGGTATGGATTATCGTGAATATATCAAGCCCGGCGTTGACTATTTGGTATCTCTATGTAGGGATAACGGCTTCCCCTGCGCTGTTTCCCCAGAACTGGGCAAATTCAGAGGACCCGGTAAAAAGGACGATTGCTGCCCGTATGCGACACTGATTATGGCCGATCTGCTGTCGCATATACCGGAGTATAAAGATTCACAGATTGCGGTTTCCTCCGCGAAAACGCTGCTGAGCCTGTGGGAAAACAGCCTTGGTCAGCATCCTTATATGTTCTATATGGGTACCGACTTCCGCAAGCTGAAGGCACCGTCATGCTGGTATGATATTGTCAGCGTAGCCGGAGTGCTGAGCAAATATGAGTTTGTACGGATTGACCCGCGCTTCCTTGAGATGGTTGCGCATATAAAAAGTAAACAAGATAAAGAAGGCTTTTTTACGCCTGAATCGGTGTATTTGAAATTAAAGGACTGGGATTTTGGCCAGAAGAAAGTGCCGTCTCCTTATTTGACATACATTTGCTACCGAATTTTCGAGCGTTTGGAACTAAGATAATAATAAAGCGAGGCACCCTACGTTATAATTCCGTAGAGTGCTTCGTTCGTTTTTAGTTTATTCATCCACATCCACCGTAACACCCGACTTAAATTCCACAGTGAATTTATCCTCGTAGACGGTGACTTTTTCAATCAGTCGCCGGACAAGCGGCTCGTCGTATTCCGTAATGGCGGTGGGCTGTTTTCGCAGGAAGTCGCCCATATCGGTGATGCGTTTTTTCAGTTCATCCCGGCCGACGTTATCGAGCTGCACTTTCTGCTTTTCCTCGCGCAGGCGGTAAATCTCGTCAGCGACATCTTCGTAATCTGCCTTGGAACTGGCCAGCTTCAAAAGCTCGGTTTGAAGTTCTTCAAGCCGCTTGTCAATAGCGTCCAGCGTCTGGTCGTTTTCATGGATTATGACCGTCTCGATATTGTTCTGAAGGGTGACGAGGAAGTTGTCCTTGTCGCACAAAGTTTGGTTGATAGCGGTAACCAGCACTTGCTCAATCTGGCTTTCCGGCACCGTTCGAGCATCGCAGAACAGACCGGTGTTTTCCAAGCGGCTGACGCACCGCCAGACGACGGACTTCTTGCCACGGTTGTTCCAGTGAACCCGTCTGAACACCTCACCGCAGTTACCGCAGATAATCATCTGAGCGAAGCAGTGATTGCTGCTGAAGGTTCTGTTTTTTCCATTCGGGCTGGTGTGGACGATTCGGCGGCGGATAAGCTCCTCCTGCACCTGCATGAAAATTTCACGCGGGATGATGGCTTCATGGCTGTTTTCAACATAGTATTGTGGAACAAGGCCGTTATTTTTAACCCGCTTTTTCGTAAGGAAGTCAACGGTATAGGTTTTCTGCAGTAGAGCATCACCGATGTATTTTTCATTGCGCAAAATCTGGTTCACGTTGCTGGTATGCCATTTTTCCTTACCGGCTCCGTTCAGAATACCGTCCGCTTCCAGACCGCGAGCGATTTTAAGCATACTGGCACCTTCAAGGTATTCCCGGTAAATGCGTTTCACAATTTCAGCTTCTTCCGGCACTATTACAAGATGCTTATTCTCATCCTTTGTATAACCGAGGAACCGAGCACAATTTATCTGGATTTCGCCCTGCTGGTATCGGTATTGCAGGCCCAGCTTAACGTTCTGACTTAAGGATTGGCTTTCCTGCTGGGCAAGCGACGCCATGATGGTAAGCATGACCTCGCCCTTGGAATCCATAGAGTTGATATTTTCTTTTTCAAAGAAAACAGGAATGTTCTTGTCCTTGAGCTGACGGATGTATTTCAAGCAGTCCAGCGTATTTCGGGCAAACCGGCTGATGGACTTCGTGATGACCATGTCGATATTGCCGGCCATGCACTCGTCAATCATGCGGTTGAATTCCTCACGCTTTTTTGTATTGGTGCCGGAAATACCATCGTCCGCATAGATGCCAGCCAATTCCCAGTCCGGGTGGCCGTTAATATAAGCGGTGTAGTGTTCAATCTGCGCGTCATAACTGGTCGCCTGCTCGTCGCTATCGGTGGAAACACGGCAGTAGGCCGCCACTCGGAGCTTAGGCTTTTCTTCGTTCTTGCTCTTTCGGGTATGCTTTCTTGCCGGAATCACGGTTACGTTCTTACTGACCTCCATCTACATTCACCTCCGTTTCTATCAGACTGTAGGCGTATTCCGCCTGCTGGAATGGGTCGTCAAACTGTTCTGTGCCTTCGCTGATGCGAAAGGAGGTGGGATAGACGACCTCTTTTTTTACTTTTGGTTCTCGGACTCGGCCTAGTTTTTCTGCCCGTCTGATACGTTCTGATTCAGCAGCCGCAAATGTGTCCGAGTCGATAAGCGCCGGATAATATTCGTCACCAAGATAGCGCTTATTCTGGAGCATCCTGCTGATGCCTGCATGAAAGGCATTAATATCAGCTTTCTTTGCTGCTGTTGCCAATGAATCGCCGGTCAGATAGGACTGAAACAGGTTTTTTACCTGCTCGGCGGCTTGTTCATCAATCACGGCTTTTCCGTTTATAATCCGGTAGCCATAGGGTGTGTGGCTCATTTATCTCACCAGCCTTTCTTTCAGCGTAATGCCGCATTTTAATTCAAACCCGATTTCTGTTCGGGAATACACAAGAATTCGCTCCACAAAGCGGGTAAACAGTTCGCCGTCAAAGCCCTTCAGCATCGTCGCCTTTGTGGCGTATTGCAATAGTTCACTGACCTCATGGAGGTTTATATTGTCGCTGTTTATGAAGCGGGCTATAGATTCCTTCTGGCGCTGTATGCGCTCGGCTTCTTGAAGAAGTTCATTATTTCCCTTATTGTAAACGGCAGGCTCAAGGTAGCCACGAGTCTGTAGAGTAACCAGCACCTTTCGCTGTTCCGCGTTTTCTTCGAGCTTTTTATCGAGGGCGTGCAGCTTTGCCACACTATCTTCGGAGTTGATACCGCGAAGGCCCATTAACAAGGGCCTCAAAACGGTTTGATGACCGAATATGAGCTTGTTCATCATAGTAACAAACGCATATTCAAAATGAGACTCCGGGATGTATTTCATGGAACATTTCTTGGCGTCCGCTATATGATTGGTACAGCACCATGCGATATTATGCCTGCCGGTGGAGTGGATGCGGCGCTTGAATTTGGCGCCGCACTGACTGCAGATGATTTTGCCTGAAAACGGATATCGGTTTTGGTACTTATCCTGATATTTTTCTACGCCTTTTTCTTTGCCGTGCTGTTCGATGATAGCCTGCGCGGCATCAAAATCCTCATGGCTGATAATTGCATCATGATGGTTTTTAATCAGAAACTGGTCTTTTTCGCCGTAATTGTAATGGCGGTTGAAGTGTGTATCGGTATAGGTCTTTTGAAAAACGGCATCGCCGGTGTATTTTTCATTACCGATCATCCCGCGAATGGTTGTCGCCGTCCAGTGGCCGCCTTTTTTTGATGGCACATCGCGGCGGTTCAGCTCATTCGCAATATTGCCGGTACCCTTGCCGGAAAGAATTTCCGAAAAGATAAAACGGACGACAGCTGCCTGTGTTTCATTCACGACCAGCTTTCCATCAGCAGTATCGTAGCCGTAGGGCGGATAGGAAATCTTAAAGGTCCCGTTTTGAAACCTACGCTTTACCGACCATTTGCTGTTTTCCGCAATAGAGACCGACTCACTTTCGGCCAGTCCACTCAGGATTGACAGCATGAGTTCACTTTCCATTGACCCGGTGTTGATATTCTCTTTCTCGAAGTAAATGAAAATGCCGAGGTCAAGCAGCTTTCTAACCAGTTCAAGACAGTCCGTTGTATTCCTTGCAAATCGGCTAATGGACTTTGTTACAATGAAGTCAATTTTCTTGTTCTCACAGTCGGCAATCATGCGAAGCAGCTCCGGCCGCTTTTCCTTTTTTGTACCGGTGATGCCCTCGTCATAATAAAGCCCGGCAAAATCCCAGTCAGGATTTGATTTGATGTAAGATTCATAATGCTTTATCTGTGTGTCGAGACTGACCAGCTGATCGTCACTATCGGTGGACACACGGCAATAAGCCGCAACACGCAGTTTGGGACGCTCTGTAAAATTAGACGTATTTTCAGTGATTTTAGTTACCTTTTTCAATTTGTCACCTCCTTGTCAGTGTGACATATTACCTCTGAAGTTCAGTAATATCAACGGATTTCGGGCATAATCTGTGCCAGAGCCGGTGAGAAAGATTTGCGGTTTAATGAGGTTATCTTGTTGAATTCCGACAAGGAAATAAGTCCGTTTTGAAGCATGAAAGAGAGTATCCGCTGTGCTCTTACATAATCTACTTCGCGCTGCAATTGTTCCTGCGGAACAGGTTTCTTTTCATAATTGATTTCCGGTATTGTGCCAGTAATATTGGCCATGTGTTTTTCCTCCAGTCTAAGAACCTCTGTCCTCACAACTCACTGGAAGATTTCAGGCTGTTTGGACGAAAAAAGAGCAAAAAAATAATGCCTACCAGAGAGAAAATCTCCAATAGGCATTACTGCGATGTGTATATGGTTACTCGCTATACTTGACAAAAGCGTCAGTGAAACCAGCTGCCTTGACCTTGCTGAGCATAGCATCGGCGTTTGCCTTGACGGAATACGCGCCGACCTGCACACGGTAGTATTTCTTCGGCGTGGTCGGCTCGGCGGGAGCAGAAGAGGCAAGCCCCGCTTTTACCTCAGCGCGGAAGCTATCCATGCTCTTGCCGTGCTTTGGAAACCAGTGCATGACGTCGCCGTGATTGCTGGCGATGCCCAATTTGTAACCCTCACAGTGGCAGATGATATCCTTTTCGGTGAGGTTAAACTGCTTGCAGAGATAGACGCAAAGCTCCACCGCTTCCTTGTAGAGGGCAGAAAAATACGAGGCATCGGTCAGACCGTCCTCGCAGATTTCGAATCCGATATGTGTATCGTTACCGGAGCCTTTTGCACCGCTACCGCAGTGCCAACCGCGCATATTCCACGGTAAGGTTTGGTACGTTGCGATGGAGCCGTCAGCCAGCTTACCGATAAAACCGTGGACGCAGACCTGACGGCCGTCCGGCGTAGTCTGGTTCCAGTGGTTACCGTATTGATTTTTCCCGAGCAGTCCGTCATCTGGGCCGATGTAACGTTTGAGGTTGGGATTGTTCGCCCCGGTGGAATGCACCATGATGCCCTTCGGCGTAATGGTGCGGCCCGCCTTGTAGCAGGCATTGTTCGTCAGAATGAGTTTATGCAGATTCATAAAAAAGCACCTCGCAGTTTAATTTAAATGTAAGCCGCAAGAGCGGCCGGGTACAGATGGTAGGTAAACTTCAGATCACAGTAAGCGGTCGCCGATGTGCCGTTGCTCCCAATGCGAGCGTATAGCCCGTAGCCGGCAGGCACTCTGCTTTGCCGCATAGCGATCTGAGCGTGCTGGGCCTCTGTGGAGCTATCCGCACCGAGTGGCGTACTTCTCGAAATTCGGGTAAAGGTCTGCTCGTTGTTTGAGATATAGAAGTCCAGCTCCTTTTCGGTGGTGTCCGATTGGCGGCAAATGGTGACCAGGTGGCAGTCGTAAGGTACCGGGATAAGAGGGTCGTCCTGACCGCCGATTACAATGCTGCCGATGGGCAGAATGGTATGCAAAGGCCCTCTTACGCTGTTGGTGCCGCCCGAGCCGAGGACATTGCCCGACAAAACATACCGCAGGTGCGGCATCCGAATGAATGCGTTGATGGTTGATGCGGCGGTGGAGGTCAGCGTCAGGGCGGTATTGACGTCCTCTGCTTTTTCCAGCAGGAACAGGCTTTCTCCGGGAGCAACGGAAATGTCCCCAATGGAAAACCTCTGCTTTGTCCAGTACCCCGTACAGGTGGGGTGCGGATTGGTTCCGCTGCCATATGCGATGTTTTCCGCATCCTGAACGCCCCGTATGGCTTCGGCAATCTTTTTGACAGTGTCGCTGAGATTGCTCTGAATCAGTACCTGCACGGTATTTGCCACCGGACTTCCCAGTGCCGCAACAAACAAATAGGTCACGCTGTCCATCACCATATTGCTGCCCGCCGAGATTCCGGTAAAGGTAATGGATGCTCTGCGGCTTGCCATGTCCGGTGCCGAGGCAGTCTCCACCGGATGCAGATGATTGAGAATAATCCCGGTGCGGGTATACAGCGTATCACGCATGCTTTCCATCTGGTCATGTGTGGTACCGAGCAAAGTATAGTTATCATTTAATAGGTTGTACGTAAGATTGAGCAGCGCGTAGGTGTCATTCACATCAATTGCGGCGAGAGCTGTCAGCACCTGATTCAGCCATTCCTGTGCGGGCGGCTCCGGCGGTTCGGCTATCCCGTCCGCAAGAGCCTCCTCCACGATGGTGAGTACCCGCACGCTTTTCCCGACAACGTCCTCTTGGGTAACTCTGATTTCCAGTTGTCCCACGCCGACAATTTCAGTTTCCGTCGAACTAGGCGACCAGGTCAGCACGCCGTCCGCATAGCTTGTGACTACGGGATAAGCGACGCCGTCCGGCCGTTTGTAAATGGCGGTCAACGTCTCACCGGGATATTCGTCACCAAGCAGGCTGGAGACATCAAACTCCAGATTGCGAAAATGGTTTTCGCCCTGTCGACCGATGAATACTGTCGCGGCTTTTGTTAAATCAATCATGCTCCGTCACCCGGCCTTGACGAATCGTCGCTCCGCCCGTGAAGCTGCTCCAGAGCCGCTTTGAGCTTTTCGGGAATGGGCAGCCCCAGGTGAGCCGCATTTTCCAGCATGGACACACCCTCGTTGGAGCAGTAGAAAAAGATGACGGCGGTACGGAGTACCTCGCCGTTGCCGATGAGATAGATGTCCATAATGTGCGCGACGCCCACCATTACAAAAATCAGTACCTTCTTGCATATGCCCTTGAAGCCGACCTCGCTGGATAGCTTTTTATCTGCTATGGCGCACATGACACCGGTGATGTAGTCTACAACTACGAACACAAGCAGCGCATACAAAAAGCCGTCAAAGCCGCCGAAAAACCAGCCGAAGAAGCCTCCGGCCGCTGCCACCAATATTTGAATCCAGTTCCATACTTCTTTCATTGGGAGTCCTCCTTTTAGTTTTGCATATGAAAAATGCGCCCCACAACCGCAAAGGCGCATCATCCACACTGTGTTAAAGTGTTAGAATTAAATTATGAATTTGCTGCATCACATCCGCTTTGGGCCGTCCTGCTCCGATGGACAGCCAAGTTAAGGGCGGGATATCAAAAGACGATGAGGAATCGAAACCGTTGACCGCCGTAATGACAGGCTCGATGGCTTTTCGAAGTTCCGTGATGTGGAACGGCCAGTTTTTGACCGTGGTTTTTCCAACTGCAATTTCCTCGCTCCAAGTTGCAGGAGACAGGCCATAATAGCTTCGTACCATGTTTACAGCGGTTCGGAGTGTCTGGATATGCGCCACCTTCACATGGGTTTCGTTCGCGGTAATTGTCTCGAACGGCGTCGTCAGTATTGTAAAAGTGCGGACAACCTCCGGACTGGCCGACTCGATATCGCTGTCGAGGCAGCGGATGGTAATGGAATGACTTCCCGCTGCCAGTGTTTCCGCCTGAGAAACTGTTTTAACGCCGTTCCCAAGGTATCCGCTCGTGGAAAACCGCTCGGGATTGTCCACACTGTTGATCCAAGCACCTGTATCGATTCTTACTTCCACAATCTGCGACTGGCCGTCCGGTTCGACGCCTGTTGTAATCATAAAACGCGGTGTGGTATTGTAGCTGGAACCGCCGGACGGCGGGCAGACGATTACCGGAGCAGACGGAGGACTGTTTTTCTTTACCGTCCCGCTGATTACATAAGCGGAAACCGCGTCTAAAGTATCGGTAACACTGATACGGTAACGAGTATACGTTCCGGCTATCTGGGAAGCGTTCGCCGAATACATTCCCGAGGTGGAACTTGAAACAACAATTGTAAGAGCCTCGTATGCCGACCAGTTCGTTCCATCCGTAGAGATTGAACGTTGGATAACGTACTGCTTGATGGTGCTGGTTCCGGGCGCTGCTCCACTCCATGCAAGTGTTACGACAACGCCTTCATAAATCGCGGGTGCGGCGGTAAAAGATGTCGGCGGAGTTGGCAATGTATTTCTGCGAACAGTATTGCTGGACACCGTCCAGTCGGAATAGAAACTTTCACCGGCGGCACCTCGCGTCCGTATCCGAAACCGGCGGTAATTGCCGCGCATGGCGGGAGGGCCGACACTCAAGCTGCCATTTGTCGCCGAGGTGCTCACCGTGGTCAGAGCCATCCAATCGCCCCAGCTGCTGTTGTCGGGAGAGTCGCTGTATTGTATTTCATAGGACGTGATGGCGTTGCCCGCGCCATTAGTTGCGCCGCTCCACGAGAGAGTGACATTTCCTTCAGCTAATGCCGCGCTTACCGAGCAGACGGTCGGCGCTCCGCAAGCTGTGACGTCGCAGTAGACGCTGTTACTGATTTTCTCTACAGAATAGACATCAAAGGTGTCGATTGTCCAGATACCAAACTGCGTATAAGTCCCCGGTGTGCTTGATACAACCGGGTTGTAGCTGCCACCGCTGGCGGAAAGTATCAGAATGGCCAACACATTCCACGCGCTCCAGGAGCTGTTGTCCAATGATGTTCGGCTGGCGATCTGGTAGCCCTTAACCGGACTGGTGCCGCCGGAGGCTCCGCTCCAAGTCAGCGTTATTGTCTCATTACTGTAGGCTGCGGGAGAAGCAACGACTGATGCAGCTGGACTCGGTGCCGTATTCCTGCGGACGGAGTTCGTGGATACTTTCCAGCCGGAGTAATAACTTGCTCCTGCCGTACCACGCGTTCGCACCTGGAATCTGCGGTAATTCCCGCGCGTCGAAGGCGGATCAACTGATACACTGCCGCTTGTAGCCGTGGTAGTCACCGTTGTCAGTGCAGTCCAGGCTCCCCAAGTGAGATTGTCAGTGGAATCACTGTATTGGATTTCATAACTGGAAATCGCGTTGTTTATGCCCCCGGAAGCTCCGCTCCAGGAAAGGCTCACGGTTCCTTCCGCAAGTATCGGACTGACCGAGCAGGAGGTCGGTGCTCCGCAGGCCGTGGTCAGAAGAGCCGAACTTAACACGGTGTAGCTTGAGTTATCGATTACGCCGGAGGATAGAGGAAGCCGTCCGTCCGACACCACCTGAAAGCGCACGCCCTGTGCGGTGTTTCCCGTAGTGGAAGCACATGTGACCGAAACATATCTAAGCCTCGGTGTGGTTCCATCCCAGTCGTCGCCGTCCGCCGCCTTGATGCGCACTTGTGCAGATGAGCCGTTTACAGTCATGGTACAGAGCAGGGCGTAGCCGCTGTGGATGTAGGAGCCAGAGGAACCCAGCGCGGCGGAAATGGTGAAGTTATAGGTCATCTGGCTATTGTTCGGTCGGCTCTTGGAATAGGTAATGGTGTAATAGACGGTTGGGCTTGAACCTGCCTGTAGCGTTACGCCGTAAATATCCGCCATCGTTGTTCACCTCCTCATTCATAGACTGCCGTCACAAGAGAATTAACCAGCCCGCAAAGGCTGGTATTCAGCCGGGTATCTGTGATGTTATTTGTGGCTATTGATGTTGCAGCGGCCGGTATCAGCACATCGGCGATGCCAAGCTCATAGACGTCGCTGGTCCTTGTCAGCGCCGGAGCTGACGGCGTCGCGGCGGGAGTGCCATCGACAACGGCAAGCTGAATATTCCGGCTGACCTGGCTTAAACGAACCACAATTCGGTCAATTCGGGGATTACTTCCGTTTGCCGTGGTGAGCGGCAGGTTTAGGTCGTCTGTATTTTCATACCGGTATCCGTTAATCCAAGCGCTACCTTCCGCCACGCTCACCGCCAGCCCGTTTCCAGGCGTTGCCTGCAGGTTCGTCGCAGATGCGTAAAATACACCGTTTGACACAAGGTTTCCGAAATATGCCGCGAAATCCGTCGCGTCATAGACTCTGTCTCCATCCGATGAGTTAAAAAATCCGCTTTTCTCCATGCGCTGTTTCCTCCTTGCTTAGCTTGTTTTTGTATATTCAATTATCACGTAGCCCGTATATGCGGTTCGGTCATTTCCGGGTTCGACGATAATATTGGTGGTATCCGCGTAGAGACCAATCTGGGAAGCAAAGTTGTTGTATCGTGCAAGCGGTAACGGCAGGAACACCGTCCCGTTTGTAGCGAAGCCCGATAGGCTGACAACTGTGCTAAGATTGGATATACCGTGCGCTACGCTTCCCGGCACCGCATTCGGAAGATAGCCGAGATTGATTTCTTTTCGGTAAATGGTCTTGCCGTCTATCCATAGTCGCCCGGTGTTTTGTTCTGTTGCGGAGTAATCGGTCAGCGCAGACGCAATTTTAACAGCGGTAATGGTGCGGTCCGCGATCTTTACTCCGGTGACCGCTCCGGTTGCAATCCGCGTTGTAGTGATAGGTTCATTGTTGATATTCAGCCAGTTCGCCTCGCCGGATGGATTGTTGTAAACGAAAATGGAAATCACATAAAACGTCATGGTATTGCGAGATATAAAGAAGCCCATTGCCCGCTGGTATCCGCTTCCCGTATTGTCACCATTGTGCTTTACCAGAAAGACATGACCGTCGTCACTTGGCTGGTCGCTGAATTTGTTGCCGCTCCACGAGGTGAAATATAACGAGTCTCCCGGCTCCATATGATGTAGGGCATATTGCCCGACCGATATCGTGCCTGCGCCCACAGTTATTTCAAGCGCAGGCAGCTTTCCAAACAAATTGTTCACGGTGGCTGTAAAGGTTTCTCCTTGAATTTCCGGGTCCACCTCCGACAGATTTCCCAGCGTTCCCTCCACCGCGTCCAGGGCTTCTGTTACTTCGGTTATCCCGGTCGGAGCAGAAAGTGCTGTTTTGACCTCGCTCATGTCGGACCGGATCTTCTGCGCTATTGTTAACTCCGCCTTGCCAAACACAACGCTGATACTCAGACCGTCCGCGTCATAAGTTTCTTCGATTTCAGTGATGCGTGTCGTCATGGATACGCCCCACGCCTTGGAAATGACTTTAACTGTCTGCCCAAGGTCAAAATCTGTCTTGTAGGTCAGGTTGCCGTGAGGGTTTACCGATGTGTCGAACGAATATCGGATTCCCTGCTCGCTCAGCTTGCTCTGTCCCCGGAAGATTAGCGCGTCGGTGTAACCTGTACCGAAATCTGCCGCTTGCAGGTCCTTGGCATCTACGAAAATTTCTCGCCGGGTCTCTCCGGAGCCGCTTGTAATAGCGACAAATGTGCGGCTTTCGCCTTCACCCTCGCCGCCGATGAGAGCGGTGTTGGCGTAATCCGCCGCGCTCTCCGTATAGCTTTGTTCCGTTAGGTTTTCGTATTCCTTGGAGAACACCGCCTGAGAGTCGGCACCTTTATACAGTGTTACGGTAAAGATGTGCGTTGCCGGAGTGAATACGGTCTTAATGCCGATTTCTGAAGCACCGCATAATTCCGTTATTACATCCATCAGGCCCCGGTACGATATTTGTGTGCTGACGGGTACGCTCAGGTTAGGGGACGAGAAAACTATGCCGTCGATTTGCCGCGCCGTATCAGTTGGACTGATGAGGTTATTATTTAAAAGCTGCTCCACACAGGCAGAAAGGTCACCGGACAGTACCTCCGTTTGCCAGACGATACGTCGAGATAGGAAAGAGGTTGCAAAACGGCCGCTTGCCGTGATAATTTCCTGCTCTGCCTGAAGCATTTCCAGATGTTCAATGATTCCGGCTTCCTCATCGTCGTTCTTCCAGATAAAGTTACCTTCTTGCAGGAGCGTGGTATTTTCCGGTGTCGCTATGGCCCGCAGTTCGAAGGAGCCACACTGGGAATAACGCCTCGTCCAGCGCAGATATTCAAAGGATTCCACAATGCCCGTAAGCTCCCGGTCCGAATTATAGATATACAGTTCCATCCTTACACCCCCAGAAACTGTGGCCGATAATAAATGCTGACCTCCAGTAGTTCCATATTGACTGAAGCGTCATAACGCAAAGTATTCACCCCGGCGGCAAGTTGGAAAAACGCCGACCCGGTATCCAATAGAGAGAATGCGTTTGTTATTGTCGAACCGTCAACGCTGACCACGCGCTTTCCGGCAAAATGCGTGTATACCCGGAGCTCATCCCCGATGCTCATTGTCGTGAGGAGCCGGATGTATCCCCCCGTGTCCATATTCAGCAGTTCCGGATTTGTCACCGTACCCAGCGCCCGAAACACAATTTCACAGCCGCATGAAACGTCGCCAATGTTGTCTACCGTGATGATCTGGCTGGGCTGGCGCATTCCGAATTCCATACCGCTTTCCGGTATACCCAGTTCAAATTCGAACATCGGTATCCATGATGCCAGTTCCTCGCGAACTTCATCCTGTGTCTCGAAGAAGGGAGACGGGCAGAGCAAACTGACAAAAAAGCCGGGTATCCGCTGCCGGGTGGAGACGGTAAACCCCGCTTCCTCCACCACGCAGGAAATCTGCCGCTCCCGGTACAGGAGCGTTCCGTTCACCTTGGGGCTGAATATTTGAAGGAAACTGTGCCTTCGTGCGTAGGCTTCATCAGGTGTGTCCGCGATGACTGTGCCTTCCAGCGTGATATTACGCATATCCAGCGTTGAGGAGATGTAAAAAGCACCGTCCTGATCCGGTGCCTTGAACGTGTTAACGGTCTGACGGATGTCGCCAGTGCCGTCTATTTTCTTAAGAAAATACGGGCGGCTTTGTTTGAGCGTGATGCTTTTGCCGTTTGCATTGATATAGGTTATTTCCATAGCCGTCCCTCCTTTAATACTCCAGTGCCAGCTTGCGCGAGAGGTTTCTGAATTCCCGCGCCAGTTCCTTTTCGGACAGCGCCTTTGGCGTTACCACCGAGATGTTCTGCGTGATACCAGCACCGGAAGCGTACCCGCCTTGCCCGGACACGCCGCCCGCGTTGATGTCAAACCGTGTGGGAATGGCGTTCTGCATATCTCGTGAAACGGCGGACATAGCATCCTCAAAGCCTACGCCGATGCCTTCACCCATGTTTTTGCCAAGCCCGGCAAAAAGAGTGGAGGGAGAGTGGATGCCGAAGAAGTCCTTGATGCGGTTTACAATCCCACCGAAAAAGCTGCTGATTTTGTTCCACAGCCATGCGCCCGCGTCCGAGATGCCCTGCCACAGTCCTTTGATGAGGTTACCGCCAACCTGAGCCACCTTCCCAATATAGCTGGCGAACGCTCTAACCAGTCCCGTGATAATCTGCGGAACCGCCTTGACCACCTCGACGATGATTTTCGGCAGGTTCGCAATCAATGCGACCAGCAGCTGAACACCCGCAAGGATAATCTTATCGATGTTCCCGACGATGGCGTTCACCAGACTGCCGACAATCTGCGGGATAGCTTTGACCACCGTTGTAATAATTAGGGGTAGGTTTTTAATCAGCGATATGAGGAGCCGCACCCCCGCATCAATAATGAGTGGGATAGATTGAATGACTGCCGTAATAATTCCGTCGATAATTTGCGGGATGGCTTCCACAATTTCCTCAATAATTACAGGCAGTGCCTCTACCAGTGACACCAATAGCTGGATGCCCGCGTCGATAATCTGTGGTATCGCTGCAATGATAAAGGAAACGATGGCGGTAATGATGGCTGGCAGAGCGGCGATTAACTGCGGAATCGCATCCAGTAGACCCTGAGCAAGCCCAAGAATGAGCTGCAGCGCCGCATCCAGAATCATGGGCAGGTTATCCGCCAAGCCTTGAACAATGGTTGAGACCGCGCTTACTGCCGCTGGGATAAGTTTTGGCAGAGCCGAGCCGATGCCGCCGACCAGAGCCATTACCAATTGCACTGCAGCATCGACGAGGAGCGGAAGGCTGTCAATCAGCGCGCCGATTATCGTCATCACAGCAGAAACAGCGGCAGGAATAAGCTCTGGCAGTAGATTCAGAATCGTGTTTAATACCTGGGTGAAGATGTTCGTCACCGTTTTAAGCAGCATGGGGAGAAGGTCACCTACCGCCTGCAAAATTGCTCCCGTCGCCTGCGGAAGCGCCGCCACAATGTTTTCAAGTACTGGCACGACATTCTTTACTACAGATTGGAACGCGTCCACAAGGTTCTGCGTCAGGTTCGTCATATCCGCATCTGCGTTGCCAAGCCCCGCCGTGAATGAAGATAGGGCAGCTTGGAGCAGCCCGATAGAGCCGCTGATGGTTTGAGTGGATTCCCTTGCAAAGTTGCCGGCGTATTGCTCCGTGTTTTCAAAAAACATCTGCATGGCGACTTCGGCTTTTTCGGCATTGCTCGCGCTATTCCATACGAAATCCAGACCCTTCGAGGCGGCGTAAGCCTGAACGCTGGTCGCGTTCATTGCGACACCCAAATTGTCCATCATGGTGAAGTTGCCCTTCGCCGCGCCGGTAACGGCTTCCATGGCTGTGGACATATCGATGCCCATGACTGACGCCATATCCGCAGCACGTTGCATGGCCTTTTCGGTCAGCTCCAGACTTTTTTGCTGTGCGATGCCGGAGCCCTGAAACAGAGCGCCCATTTTGTTGGCCGTAGCCAGATATTCCGACTGGGATACACCGAGATTTTTATACGCTTCCTCACCGGTTTTCTGAATTGATGCGGCATATGCGCCGAAGACCGCTTCCGAGCCTCCGAGATTCTGTTCCAGCTCGCCGAACTGCTGCACGACCTCTTTACCCAGCTTGATTGCCGCCGCGCCTGCCGCAACAGCCACCGCACCTATTGTTACGCCGATGCCTTTGAGGACACCGCCCAGTTTTTCAAATTTCGGGCCGGATTTTTCGGCTTCGTCGGCGGTATCCTTCAGTTCGTCGCCAAGGTTGTCGGTAGCTTCCGTTGACTGTGCAAGCTCACGCTCCATGCCATTAAGCTCCGCCTGCGCCTTGTTCAGCTGAATCTGCCAATTTTGGGTGCGGCGGTCGTTTTCACCGAAGGATTCGGAGGCATTCTGTAGAGCGGCACGCAGGGTTTCAATCTTGCTTTTCTGAGCGTCGATTTCCTTGTTTAGGACTTCGTTGCGTGAGGTGAGCGCCTGCACGGATTTATCGTTTTTATCAAATTGGCTGGTGACCAGCTGCATTTCCGAACCGAGGACCTTAAAGCTCTGGTTGATATCCGAAAGAGCCTTTTTAAATTCGCGCTCGCCCTCAACGCCGATTTTTATGCCAAAATTGTCCGCCATTTGTGCTCACCTCCTTAAATTCCGGGCGGAATGATATCGTCAATCGTCCGGGTTTTCTTCGGCTTTTCCATGCCGAGAAACTGTTTGTGGCAGGCCCACAGGTCCAGAAACAGGCCGATGGGCATAAGCCAGAATTCCTCTGAGCCCATACCCATCTGCACCGTTCCGTAATATAGAAGTCGAGTAAAGGTTTCCGCGTCAGTTTGTTGACACTGTCCGTTTACTCGACTTCCGCGTTTTTTAAGGAGGTATCATCCTCACTTTCCACATTGCGCTTGGTACCCTTGAACATCGCTTCTGTAATCGCATTTTTGTATGCCGCCAAATCAAGCGGCGAGGTGAGAAGTTCTACCTCTTCCTCAGTGAGCAATTCTTCCGGTACGTTCTTATTCTTAAGGTTGCGAATCAAGATGGATTGGTTGGCAAGTAAAGTCAGAAGCCACACAATCTCATCCAATGCCATCTCAAAATTTTCTGATTTCATCAGCTTTTCGCCGAGGTTTTCAAGTCCACCGTACCGTCCTGCAATCGCCTTGGTCGCGCGGGTGGTCAGTACCAGTTCATATTCCTTGCCGCCGATATTGATAGCGGCGCTTCTTTCAGCGGTGTTTGTATAAATGACGTTATCCATTCTGCATCCTCCTTATGGTACCGGCGTGTAGACCGGTTCGTAAACCTCGGTAAACCAGCCGGTGATTGTGGCGGAAGCAACTCCGGCGTCACCTTCGGTAACCTCCGCCTTCCACGGGTGCTTACCAAAAGCGTCCAGTTTGTTGCGGCGCATGACCGTTCCTTCGATTGTCGGTGTGGAGAAGGTGATGGAATCTGCCTTGGTCTGCAGATTGGTCGCGGGCAGGCCGAATTTCACGCGGTAAAGCCAGAAATAGCGGTAGGTACCGTTCGCTTTCTTTGCGCGGAAGCCTACCGCGACAGGCGTTCCCACATTTTCACTGGCAGAGATCAGTACACCATTATCGTCTGTGGATGCGCCGGTCAGATCTGCCGCTGCCGTGGGGCCGATGTCGTCAACGCCGAGTGTGAGCGTACCGCTGTTGAAGTCTTTCACCACTTCGGCGGCACCGTCGTCAGCGTATAATATTGCCTCAACCAGTTCCACCGAGAGTTCGGCAGTGATGGCTTTGGCAAGCACCAAAGGCGTAGAGTAGGTTTCTTCGCCGTTGGAATCCTCGGTTATCTTTGAGTAATATAGTTTATCAAGACCGATTGTCGCCATAATTTATTCCTCCGTTTCGTATGATTTTTCCACATCAATGGCGTAGTGGTGGTAGCCAGTATCGTCCTCATGGCCGATGTACCGGCGGTCAGTAATCGTAAATTCTGCTCCCAGAAGCAGCGATGTTATCTGCCTTTTCCTCTGGAGGTAGTTGCCTTTAGAAAACAGCGAAATCCGCACTTCGGATAGTTCGAAGATCGGTGTGTTATTTCCAAACAGGGCAAATTCGTCCGTCATCGGTGTAAATACAAGGTATTCGTCGGGAGGAACGCCAGAAAAAACGCCTGTCTCCACAGGAAGAACAGGCAAAAGCAACGTGTTCAATTCTGTTAAAATGCTCATATTCCGTCGACCTCCTCCTGAAGCTTTGACTTCATGGTTTCAATGCAGGCGCTTTTGCTCTGATTTCTTGCAGGCTTTAAAAAAGGCTTGGGCGGCTGCCCGGATTTACCGTATTCGAGAATGTTGGCAATTTTGGCGTTGGAATTCCCGTCAGAGCGCGGCTCGGCAAAACCGATTTTAACATCCCAGTTACCATCCCGGTTCTGCTTGGCGGGAGAGAGTCCGAGGGAGCGTTCCAGTTCTCCGGTGGAGCGGCTTTTTTTCTTTGTGTCGCTGCCGACCACACTTGACAGATTAGATTTCACTTTGGATAGAACAACCTCGCCGCCAGCTTCCAGCACCTTGGGGATTATTATGTCTGTCTGGTCAGCTATCCTAGAAACCTTCAAAAGAAATTCCTCTGGCATTTGTATTTGAACTTTTCCCATTACCTGACCGTCCCTTCCTGCTTTTCCGCGAGCACCTCGACATACATCCCGCGCCCGCGAACATCCTCTGCGCTGATAATTTGATATTGCTCACCGCCGCAGACGATAAACAGAGAGGTCGTTATATCTACGTCGGGAATCTTCCGAAAACGGAAGAGGGCCGTCGCTTCGCTGAACGCAGCCATGTTTGCCCACCGCTCGTTTCCGTGGCGGTCCTCTTTGTATGCGCGGACAGAAGCGACAATATGGTCGCCATTAATAACAAATCCGTCCGCATCCTTCACCGGAGCGGTGGAGACGATATCAATAAAGGTGTTCATTTTGCCGTAGCTCATCATCACACCTTCCAATCCCGGTCAAGCCGAAGAAGCATATTGACCGTATCCCACACCTGCTGCCCCGCCTGCACACTATCGCCAAAAAAGCCGGCTGTACTGCCGTCCCGACTTTCGTAAAAGTGGCTAGACAGCATAATCACAGCCTGTTCTGTGGCGGGCGGCATGGAAGTTTCCTCATAATAGCCCTTAGCAACGTGCTGGTAACTTTCGGCATAGGAGACGGCGGCGGCAATATAGCTCAGCAGCAGGCCGTCGTCCTCGTCGTATGACAAAATAAGGTGCGCTTTGACTTTGGGTAGAAGATTATCTGTCGTCATGCCGTCCGCCTCCTTGTCATTATTCGTCCACCGCCATCAGACCAGCCGCTTTCAGCTTGGCAAGCAGGGCATTGAAATCTGTAACCAGACCGGCGGCATCGGTGGCGGTGCTGTCCGCCTGATTTTCTGCAATAGGAAGCCCCGTTACCGAGGCTCCCTCCTTGATTTCCAACGTTCCACCGATGACGGTTTTTTCTCCACCCTGTTCGGTATAGTTTTTTGCGTTATAGTCACTCATAGATCAGCCCTCCTTAAGCGTGCTGCTTGAGCAGCTTGATGCCTTCGGGCAGTACAGTCTTGCCGTCCACACGTTGGAAAGCGTAGAAGCCGGTCTGCAGGTTGGCGATATGCAGTTCATCCGCACGGCGCACGGTTCTGCCGCTGCGGTCAGCAATCCAGTAGTTCTGGAAGTCACCGAAAGCAACGGTATATGCACCTGCCGCGATGGTCGGAGCATACTGGGAGACATACACCGGGAAACCGAGCAGACGATCAGGCTGACCTGCCTGCAGCGACGGCTGCCACATATATGCGCCGTTGCCATCCTTCAGTTTGCGGATGCCCGCGAGAGTGGCGCTGCTCAAAACAAACGCGGCATTTTTCTTGTAACCGTCCTTGAGGGAATAGGTTAGGTCGATGATTTCATCAGCTTTTATATCCGCCGCAGTTGCGGTGGTCACGCCGACGTCGCCGCCATTCGCGGTGAAAATGCCGGTGGGCTGACCACTGCCGGTACCGACGCAGAATGCCTGCTCTTCCTTCGCTGCAAAAGCGCGGGCGAAGTTGTCGATGAGGTAGGCTTCGAGATCAAACATAGAGTCCTGAAGCAGTTCCTCCGAAACCAGTGCTGCCGCACGAAGCGTAAAAGCGTCGAGGGATAGCTGATTGAAGGTGGGAGTGCTGGGCGTAAACGTACCACTTTCTGCTACCCAGTCGGCAGACACATCGGTGAGTGCTACGTTAATTCTGTGCGGTGCAGCGGTGGTGATGACTTTTGCCAGAGAACGAATTACATTCTCACGGGCAAGCGCCTGCACAAGGGTGCTGTCGAATTCCACCGGAACGATATAGCCGCCGGTTGAAGGAGTGCCTTCCTCCATAACGTTGTGAATCGGTCGCTTACCGCGCACGAGGTTTAAGAAATCCTCACGGTATTCAGCGGTCGCTCTGGGACTGATGGGTTTTCCGTTCTGTGCATTGGGTTTTGCCGTAATGGGAGAGCTGGTCGGCTGAGCCATAGCGGCGTCTCTTGCCACGCGGTCTTCCTCAATGGCAATCTGATGCGCCATTGCGTCCACATCCGCGAGCATCTTGTCATAGGTCGCGTTGTCTTCGGGAGAGAGGACGCCGTCCTTGGCGCGAGTGTCCAGAAACGCCTTTGCCGCGTCCCATGCCTTTGCGCGTTTTTCACGCATTTCAAGTACTTTTTTCATAATCAAATACCTCCGTCAAATGTATTTACGGGCTTGCAGTTTCTGCATAGCCACTTCGATGGAAACGCCGACCGGCGCATCATTCTTCTTTTGCTCCGGCTTCGGAGCAGATTTAGAGACGAGCTTGTTCATAAGTGAATTGGTAACCGCCCTGCGGGAAAACGCAAAGACCACATCTTCGGTATGACCGCGCTTGGAGTCCTCCAAGATGCCGTCTGCGAAGCCCAGCTCGATAGCCTTATTCGCATTCATCCAGGTTTCACCGTCCATGAGATGCGAGATTTTCGCTCGCGACTGCCCGGTCTTGATTTCATAAGCGTTGATGATGGATTCCTTGACTTCGTCCAGCATGGCGATGGCTTTTTGCATTTCTTCGGTATCTCCGATAGCAATTGACATTGGATTGTGAATCATGAGCAGCGCTGTTGGAGCCATGAGCACCTGCGTACCTGCCATTGCGATAACCGAAGCGGCGCTCGCCGCCAGACCGTCAATTTTTACGGTGACATTGCCTGTGTAGTCCATGAGCATGGCGTAAATCTGAGAAGCTGCCACGCAGTCCCCACCAGGCGAGTTAATCCACACAACGATGTCTCCGCTACCGGAAAGCAGCTCATCTTTGAACATCCTGGGTGTGATTTCATCGTCCCACCAGCTTTCGTCTGCAATGGTTCCGTCGAGATAAAGGGTCCTGACGCCTAATTCCTCGTCTTTGTCCCAGTTCCAGAAGTGCTTATTGCTTGCTTTGCCGAGGGACTTGTTTGGGCTTACTGCCCGTATTGCTTTGTCCATCTGAGGGTTCCTCCGTTTCTGTTATAGTTGTGTTTGCGAACGCGCCAGCGTCCTGCAATTTGGTCATTGCGCCATTGATGAGGTAAAGATCGCCGCCGAGTTCCGCCGGTATCCGGTCGAGGTTTTCAAGCTGTCTGATATCGTTTGCGCTCATCCAGCCGTTCTGCCGTGCTGTCGCGTAACCTGTCATGCGGCTTGCATAGTCGCCGCGAAGCAAGCCATCCACATTGAATTTTGTAAACACATCACGCTTTTCGCTTTCGAGCAGGAGCGACTTGTTCATTGCCTGTTCCCAGCGAACGACCCACGGGTCGAGTGTGTATTTCACAAATTCCAGTGACTGTTGCTCAATATTAGAAAAGCTCGACTTCTCGAGATCCGCCAACATATGGGGCGGGACCCTGAAAATTCGAGCTATCTCATTGATCTGAAATTTTCGTGTCTCCAAAAACTGCGCCTGTTCGGGTGAAATGGCAATGGGCGTATACTTAAGTCCTTCCTCAAGCACGGCGATTTTGTTGCTGTTGACGCTGCCGCCAAAGGTGGACTGCCAGCTTTGCCTTATCCGCTCCGGGTCCTTTATGGTGCCGGGGTGCTCCAACACGCCGCTGGGTGCTGCGCCGTTGGCGAAAAATTTAGCGCCGTATTCCTCGGCGGCAATAGCGAGCCCTACGGCGTTTTTTGCCATTGCAATCGGCGAGTAGCCGACCAGTCCGTCAAAGCCTAAACCGAGAATGTGTAGCACATCGCTTGGAGCGAGGATAACATCGCTCGGCTTGTTCCTGCTGACCTCTGGCGCGTCATCGCTATTTTTTCTGTAGCGGTAATACAGCCGACCTTGTGAATCTCTGTCCACGGTCATACGGTCTGGCATGAGGGGATACAGCGCCACAACGTCGCCGCGAGCGTTTCGGATAATCTGGGCGTAGGCATTGCCTGTCAGCAACAGATGATTCATCATCGTCTCCCGGAAAACAAACGACGTCATTTCCGGGTTTGGCTCGTCGTGCAGTACACGCCACAGCGGGTGGTCGAGATGTTTGTCCTTGCTGCCGTCGTCGCCGTATTTATACACAAACAGCGGAAGCCCCGCGATTGCTTCGGATAATATACGGACGCAAGAATAAACCGCAGTCATTTGCATGGCTGTTCTTTCATTGACTACCTTGCCGGAGGACGAGCCGCCCCACAAAAAGCTGGTGCTGCCTAAGTTCTTAGGCTTATCACGGGCTTTGAAAATTCCTTGAAAGATGTTCATAGGCAGTTCCCTCCAATTAAAAAACGAGCAGTCCGCGTGTGTCATACACGCTTTGGCCCGTATCGTTGCCGCACCGAATTGCCCGGTCGAGCGCCATAATAGTAGCGACTGCGCCGTCGATTTTCTCTGTGGATTTTTCCTTATCTGCTTTGATATTTCCAGCCGGGTCGGTGCGAATATAGATGTTGTCCATCATCCAGCGAAGCACTGGGTGGCCGCCGTGGGCGAGCTTTTCTTCTAGCGTCAGCTTCATCAGTTCTTTGGTCGGAGAGCTCATATCCTTAAAGCCCTGTCCGAACGGCACGACCGAGAATCCGAGCGTTTCAAGATTCTGCGTCATTTGCACAGCGCCCCAGCGGTCAAAAGCAATTTCACGGATATTGTACTTCTCGCCGAGGGTTTCAATGAACTGCTCGATGTAGCCGTAATGTACTACATTGCCCTCGGTGGTTTGCAGAAAGTCTTGCTTTTTCCAAACGTCGTAATTTACATGGTCGCGCCGAACACGCAGGTCGATATTGTCCTCCGGTATCCAGAAGTACGGCAGTATAGCGTATTTATCTGCCTCATCTTCCGGCGGGAACACCAACACGAATGCCGTGATATCGGTAGAGGACGAGAGGTCAAGGCCACCGTAGCAGACCCGCCCTTCAAGCAATTTTTCATCCACGGGGAATGCGCAGGCGTCCCATTTATCCATCGGCATCCAGCGCACCGCCTGCTTTACCCATTGGTTCAGACGAAGCTGCCGGAAACTGTTTTCCTCGGCGGGGTTCTGCTTTGCTGACTCAAATGCAGCTCTGACTTTATCCATGCCTACCGTGATGCCGAGGGAGGGATTTGCTTTTTTCCACACCTTGGGGTCTGTCCAATCGTCTTCCTGCGCCGCGCCGTAAATCACCGGATAGAATGTCGAGTCGTGTTTTCTGCCGTTTATGATATCCAGCGCCTTCTGGTGTACTTCCCAGCAGATGCTGTTCTGGTTGTCACCGGCTGTTGTGATCAGAAAGTACAGCGGCTGCATCCGGGCGTCACCGCTTCCCTTGGTCATGACGTCATATAATTTTCTGTTCGGCTGGGTGTGCAGCTCATCGAATACCACACCGTGGGTGTTAAAGCCGTGCTTGTTTCCGACGTCGGCGGACAGCACCTGATAGATGCTCCCAGTCGGCTGATAGATGAGCCGCTTGGTTGCATCCAGTATTTTGACACGCTTTGAGAGCGCCGGACACATTCGCACCATATCTGCTGCCACGTTGAAAACAATGGACGCTTGATTTCGGTCTGCGGCACATCCATAGACCTCGGCGCGTTCCTCATCATCGCCGCAGGTGAGCAACAGGGCAACAGCTGCCGCAAGCTCACTTTTTCCCATTTTCTTCGGAATTTCTACATAGGCGGTATTGAACTGGCGGTAGCCATTGGGTTTGAGGGTTCCAAAAATATCACGGATAATCTGTTCCTGCCAATCGATCAGTTCAAATGGTTTGCCCGCCCAGGTGCCTTTGGTATGGCAAAGTGCTTCGACAAAAGCTACGGCATAGTCGGCGGCGGTTTTGTCGTAAACGGAATCCGTGGCCTTAAACCGTGTCGATTTATACTTTTTTAGTTTACGGATATCGACCGCCTCCTTCCGGGCATAAAAATAGACCGCCATCGGCAGTCCTTCAAAATTTATCTGTACGAGATACAGCCCCATGCAGGGCGGAATCTCGGCTATCTTATTAGCGTGGGTTAGTAGTTTTCGCTGTGCAGCAGAAGTTCAAAGGCAAGCTGTGTGTCTGGGTCGGAGGGTTCCACATCCCAGCCTCTGTCATAGTTGCACACGACCTCGCCGTTACGCTTGAGCATCAGCTTGCTGATTCTGCCGCCGTCGATACCAAATTGCGAACCTTCGTCGTACTGCTTCATCCAGTAATGAAAAACGCTGTCGTGAATTTTCAGGCTTCCTTCTTTCCACATCGCCGCGTCCTCCTTAAAATCTCTTGATGCTGGCATTGCTGTCGGCATCGAAGCTCACGTTGTAGCGGATTTCACAGCCGTCGGCGTTTTTGGTAATCACTCGAATGCCGCCTTCAAAAGCTGAGTACATTCTGTCGATTTTCTCGCCCTGCGGCAGTTGGCTTTCAATTTGCTTAATCTGTTTTTCGGTCATTTTTGTTTCCTCCGTTTGTGTGTTTTCCATTTCGGTAGGTACATATTCGCTCTAAAAGAGGATAATAGCAAGTCAATTACCCCATATAAACCAGCGTATACTGTACAATCTTTCAGAGCATTTCGGTTACCGCAATTGTGTAGTTTACAGCCGTTATTCTTCTCCTGTGAGGATAAAGTGGACATATTGGTCCTTATGCTCTTCAAGGAAAACCACCAGCTCAAAGAAGTTCATTTCATGGGCAATGCGCTGAACGGTATTGACATCAAACATATTTGTCAGCCCGGTATGGCGGATGACAAGGATTTGCTCACGCACCTTATTTGTCATCGTCGCATTTCCTGCAAAGGTCCTCACCGTAGACTACTTGGAGCGAACTCCCGTTGTCCCACGCAACACCCAGGCTGCCGAGGTCGTCCACATACCGCACGGTGCCTTTTGTCCCGATTGGCGGCGCTTGGACATCGTCCATACGGAGAAGCTCCACACGGCAGCCGACCGGATACTGCTTTAGGATACGCTCGACTGTTTCTCTTGATGGAAAATTATTGTTCATCGTCGGTTCCTCCCAAAATAGCTTTAATTTCGGCGCATACAGCAGGGTCGGCTTTTGCTTTATCAAGGTCGTCCTGCGAGAAGCCTTTTTTCTGACCGTCTTTGAAAGCCGAACTGCCGGAGAGGTTGCGGAGCAGAATTTTCCGTTCCTCTTTGTATGCCGAGCCTATGAAGCCGAGCCGCAGGAGAAAGCAGCGGAAAGCATATTTGTCGTTGTCGGTTTCCTTTTCCTTTGCCGTGATGCGCTTTTGCACTCTTGCCATCTCGCAGAGTGCAGCCACAAAATGTGTGTATGCCTTGACTGCATCTGCATCGGTGCCGTCCTCAAACCAAGGGAACCGCACCTTGTCATCTGTTATTTCAAGTTCGAGCGTTTCCGCACCGAGGGCCTTTTTAATAAGGCTGCCTTTGCTTTCGACCAGCCGCTTGAGGTTGTCGAGTGCCGTTTCGGTGAAAGAGGAGCGCGGCATTTCAATCATCAGCCCGATGTCCTCATCGGATTCTGGGACATCGCTTGCTTGCATACCGTTCTCGCCGTGGAAATCCTCCCGGTGGGTGCGCCCGAGCCCCAGTTCTTCTTCCTCGGTCATCGGAAGGCTGAGAAAATAATCGTCAATCTGTTTTTGCATTTCGGGTGTGAACGGAATTTCCAGATCTGCATACTGCCCGGGGTGGTGCTGGTCAATATCTGGAGCCTCATCCGGTGCACCCATGACACCAAGGTTGCTTTCGTAGGTGTCAGGTTCGTCATACTTGCGGCTGTTACCGTCTGCATCAAAGCCTGCCTGGTGGAGCGCGTCCTCCAAGTCAAGGTTGTCTGGACCCGCAAGTGTTCCGTTCTTGTCGATGTGATAACTGCCGACCTCGTAGGAAAAGGTAGGAGCACCGAGGTAATTAGTTGGGGCACCAAGCGCCGTGCTGATTGCTCCGACCAGTGATTTGCGTTCGCTGCCTGTTACATTGTATTTGAGTTTCATTTTTCAAACCGCCTTTCTTTTTTCGGTATTACATTAATCACTCTAAACCGCTTATATAGCAACGGTTTTATGCGATTTTTGTGTAGAATACTGTACCCATTATTCGGCGGTTTTTGTGTAGATAACACAATGCCGGACAGTACAAAACAGACGCATGGCATGGCATCTTTGTATTCGAAAAGAGAGCCGAGCGTGAGCTTATTCATTGACAGCCACATCTGTATATTTCATCGTGACACCATCGCGGGTAACGGAAACACCGTCTGCAGCGCTGACTTGCTCGATATACCGCTTTATAATGACGTCGCAGTATTTTTCATCAAGTTCTATGGTAAAGCAAATCCTGTCAGACTGCTCGCATGCGATGAGCGTAGAACCGCTGCCGCCGAAAGGGTCAAGCACGATACAGTTGGTGAGGCTGCTGTTCATAATGGGATATGCCAGCAGTGCAACCGGCTTCATGGTGGGATGGTCAGCGTTTTTCTTCGACTTATCAAATTCCCAGATGGTCGTCTGCTTGCGGTCGGCATACCAGTTGTGCTTGCCTTTTTTCTTCCAGCCGAAGAGGACAGGTTCATGCTGCCATTGATATGGTGAGCGTCCCAGCACCAGCGACGGCTTCTTCCAGATGCAGCACCCGGAAAGCTGAAAGCCTGCATCTGAGAATGCCTTACGGAAATTCAACCCTTCAGTGTCGGCATGGAACACATAAATGGAAGCGTCCTGTGCCATCGCCGCTTCGGTGTTTGTAAACGCCGCAAGCAGGAAGTCATAGAACGCTTCATCGCCCATATTGTCGTTTTTAATCTTTCCAGCCGTTCCTTCATAGTTGACATTGTACGGCGGGTCGGTCACCACCAGATTGGCGAGCTTCCCGTTCATCAAAGCGGTGAAGGTGACGGCTTTGGTAGAATCGCCGCAGACCAGCCGATGGCGGCCAAGCGTCCAGATATCACCGAGCTTTGTAACGGCGGGCTTTTTAAGTTCCGCGTCAACATCAAAATCATCATCTTTGATACCGTCCTTGAGCGAGTCCTTGAATAGGTCGTCAATTTCTCCGGGGTCGAAGCCCGTGAGCGACACATCAAAGTCCGCACCCTGCAAATCTGCAATGAGCAGAGCCAGCTTGTCTTTATCCCAGTCACCGCTGATTTTATTAAGCGCAACATTGAGCGCCTTTTCCTTTTCAGCGTCCATCTCGACAACTACGCAATCAACCTCGGTGACACCCATATCGAGCAGCACCTTTAATCTCTGATGACCGCCAACGATATGGGAGGTGGCTTTATTCCATATAACGGGTTCGACATAGCCGAACTCCTCAAGCGAGCGTCTCAGCTTTTCATATTCTGGATCACCTGGTTTCAGGTCTTTGCGAGGATTGTAATTGGCGGGAACGAGTCGATCAGTTTGAATTTTTTCTATCAGCATAGCTTTCAGCCGCCTTTCCGAGCGGTAAGCAGCCGCTCCATCACATCGTCCTGCGGATTAGTTCCGCCATACTCACCGGTGCAGTTTTCCTTGACGATCTGGAAAATCTCCATCCACAACCGATTTGTCTGGTTCATGTAGTTCTGACCCATCGCCACATAAGGACTTTGAATGGCGTTGCCCGTGGTGGGGTGCTTTGCCAAAAAACCGTATTCGGTAACCGCCTCTTCACACTGAATCCACCGAGCCACGCTCATGGCGTAGCGTTCCAGAAGCTGGGGTGAAACAAGAGCGGCGCATCCGCGCTCGTTCAGCCAGTGCCATGTATTTTTGTAGATGTCTGCCGCAACGAGCGTCTTACCGTCCTTCTGCACGGCTTCGAGCATTTTGTTCGGTTCCGGCATCGCCTGACCTTGCAGGTCGGCAGTGTCAGAAAACTCCATCACAGTCAATTTTCTTCCGCAGGGATTGCGGGCTGATATTTTATCGGCGAGAGGCTTCTTTTTCGCACCAGCACCGATGCGAGCACCGCCTCTGCAGGTGCCGTCTTTCGCCATATTCATCACACTCCTTGCGCGCCGGGGCTATTCCACCGTTTGAAACCGCGTTTTTCAACACGAAGCTCCACGCCGCTGTCCAGATTTTTTTGTTTTAGAGATTTTGATACCCCCACCGGGAGAGACCATGAAAAATGGATTGCTTTGAGGCATCGTACTAAAATGTAAACGATGCCTCTTTCAATATCCTTTTCCCCATCGGTCGCCGCTCTCGGCAGTGATACGAGAGTGACAGGCTTTGCAAAGAGCCATGAGGTTCTCGGCATTGCTGTTGCCGCCTTTGGAGAGCGGGAGAATGTGGTGCACCTCCTCGGCGGGTGTCAGCTTTCCTTGCTTTTGGCATTCCTCGCAGAGAGGATGTGCCTTGATGTAACGGTCACGGATTCGTTTCCAGCTACGGCCGTACCGTTTATTTGACGCAGGGTCACGCTCGTACTGGTTGTAGCGTTTGTCCATGACCTTCTGATGCTCGGCACAGTATTGCTCGCGCACGGCAAGCCGACCGCAGCCGGGGTAGGCACAGGGACGTTTCGGTTTGTATGGCATTTGGTTCACCTCCTTCGGGGCATAAAGAAAGCCCTGCGGGATTGCTCCCACAAGGCTCTCTACATTTTGTCTCTACATTATAATACTATCATAAGAGGCGGGTATCAGGTGGTATCATCAGGTATCACGATGGAGGATTTCGTCGCAAGTGTCCAATGCGCCAGTGTGTATCTTGTATAGGTGGTGGATGCTGTAGTTCATGTCGACGGCAATCTGCTCCCAACTCATGTAGCAAAGGTAGCGTTTTTCCAGAAGAGTCTGAAACTCCGTGTTGTCAACAGATTTCACAAGTGCAACAATGTCTCGTTTAAGGTCAACAAGTCGGTCTATGTCACGGTTGATCTCCGCTTGTAAGTCAATAATTTTTGCAACGGCATCTGCCATCGTGGAAGTAGCACGGTTTGGGTTACGCGGCATACCGGTGAGTGTCGAGGTTGCTTTTGTAGCCAGTTCATTAAGCGATTGTACCTGATCCAGTTTAGAGTTTATGCGCTGATCAAGGCGGTAGGCTTGGGAAAGATATTCTCTTGCCCTCATGTCACACCACCTCCTTGCGAAGCTTGCTGATAAGCATTTCAGGGTCGATATTTGTCAGAAGTCCAAACCAACCTGAACGAAAGAACCGCTCAATTTCATTCTTGGTAATACTGGCATCCTTATCTTTGGGGCTGAATCGCAGGATACCAAGAGCCTCCCGATAATCCTGCGCGGATTTCAAAATGATAGCGTTTGCTAAGTTTTCATAGGGGTTGTTCATAATCTGTACCTCCGAATTTTTATTTCTCTCGGATTGGCACGGATTGTCATAGATTTTCTCAGATGTGCAGGTCGGCTTTTACCGCCTCTATCAAAGCGGCCTGTGTACTGTCCTTTTTCGACAGTACCCGCAAAATCCGCTCGTCAATAGTGTCTTTGGCGACGATGTGCTGTACCACAACCGTTTCGGCGCTCTGGCCCTGCCGCCACAGACGGGCGTTGGTCTGCTGATATAATTCCAGTGACCAGGTCAGCCCAAACCAGACGATGCAGGAGCCGCCGCTTTGAAGGTTCAGCCCGTGACCGGCGGAGGCGGGGTGGATTAGCGCCACGGGCAGTTCACCGGTGTTCCACCTGCGGATACTGTCGGCACTGTCCAGCTTGGAGAACGGGATATGGAGCTTTTGTAGACGCTCGGTGATCCGGGCAAGGTCATGCTTAAACCAATAGGCCACAAGAAGCGGCTTGCCACCAGCGGCTTCGATGATATCCTCCAGTGCATCCAGCTTTTGTTCATGGATGGTAAGGGTCCCGCCGTCGTCGGTATATATAGCACCGTTTGCCATTTGGCACAGCTTCCCGGTGAGAGCAGCGGCATTTGCGGCGGTGATGTCGCCGTCCGGGAGCTGCAGCACGAGATCATTTTTTAGGTCATCATAACGTTGGTGTTCCTCTTCGGAGAGGTGGACGGTGTATTCGCTGTTGATCAGCTCCGGCATTCTCAGAAGATCGGTTGATTTCATAGAGATGGTGATGTCAGCGATTTTGTCATAGATCCGTTGTTCGGCTCCGGGCAGCAGTTTGTAGCTAAAGATGACCTGCCCATTGCGCTTGTCCGGCATGAAATAGTCAAGCCGGTAGTGGCTGATGAACCGTCCGAGGCGAACGCCCAAATCCAGCAGTCGGAACTCAGCCCATAAATCCATGAGGCCATTGCTGCTCGGCGTTCCGGTTAATCCGATGATGCGTTTTACCGTGGGGCGAACCTTCATCAGCGCTCGGAATCGCTTTGCTTGGTAGTTTTTGAAAGATGACAGCTCATCAACCACAATGGTGTCATAACTGAAGGGCAGCTTGCTTTCCTCAATGAGCCACTGGACATTTTCTCTGTTAATGATGTAAATGTCAGCGGGTTTTATCAGTGCCGCACGGCGCTCAGATTCGGTGCCGACTGCCACGGAGCAGATGAGGTTCTGCAGGTGGTCCCACTTATCTGCTTCAGTTGGCCATGTGTCCCGTGCCACTCGCAGTGGTGCGATTACCAAAATGCGATGCGCCTCGAAGCTGTCAAACAACAGGTCATTCAGCGCCGTCAGCGTGATACTCGTCTTGCCAAGGCCCATATCCAACAGAACGGCGGCGATGGGGTGTTCTTCAATGTAGCCGATGGCGTATTTCTGATAGTCATGTGGTTCGTATTTCATCAAGAATTCCTCCAATCTGCCGCTCGTCATCCAAAACATAAACTCTGAAACCAAGCCCTCGTAGTATTCTGTGTCTTGCCAGTTGCAGCGGTCTCGGCTTTTCACCGGGAGCCTTTACTTCCGCGAAACCCATGTGTCCACCCGGTAAAAGTATGATGCGGTCGGGCATACCGTCAAAGCCAGGGCTTGTGAACTTCGGTGCGATACCGCCAGCTGCTTTGACTGCCTGAACCAGTTTTTTCTCAATTGCTTTTTCTCTCATATTCTCACGCTCCATCAGGGATTTAAAGGAGGGGTAACCTCGACGCAGGTCATTTCTAAAACTTTTCTTAGACTTATTTTTTAAGGTCTTAAGAGACTTTTTGTATATGACCTTTATCGAGGTTACCCCATAGTCCATCAGTTCAGGAAATCCTCAAAATCTCCGTCGTCGATTTTCAGTCGTAGTCCTGTAAAGAACCGCTTGTTTTTTGCCTTAATTCGCCCATACCCGGCAGCCTCCAGCGCAGCATAGAAGTCCGTCGTGCTACGGATATACTCATTGGTGTCAATGCAGTAATTCCGATACGTCTGATACAGTGCACTGGAACTTTCCCGGAAACTCGCACCAAGCTCACATTTGTCCTCAAGGAAATGGCCAAACCAGTCGTTTTGCGCCCGGTACTCCGCAATGGCTTTCTGCACACATTCCGGTACCGGGATTTTGTAATCCAGCGCAATGACTTTTTTAGCACCATCAATAATCCACGCGAGAATACTTTCACCGGCGTTCTGATAGAGGTACTCGCCGTAGTTCTTGATGTCGCTGCTGCCCTCGATTTTAGCGTCGAAGGGTATGACAATCAGCCTACGCCAGATACCGTCATCAGAGGCACTGACCTTCGGCAGATGGTTGGTATAGAGGACGAGCGTGTGACAGGGCGTGAAGCTGAATGGGTCCTTGTACTTTTTCTCGGCAAAAACATCGTCTGTGGAGCAAAGCTGCTTGACAGTAGAATCGTTAAGCCTTGCGCCTTCCTGCATTTCAGCCGCAATGAGCAGTCGCTTGCCCTTGACCTCGGCCATCTCTGGTTTGATGTTCCGGCGGCATCCGACCGTCAGCGTATCAGCAGAGATGTTGCCGCTGTAAAGGCCGAGTACACGGGAGACTGCATTCCAGAAGGTGGACTTACCGTTGCGGCCGCCACCGTAAGCAATAATCAGAGCTTCCACATAAACCTTACCGATAGCAGCGAGTCCACAAATCATCTGTACATAGTCGATAAGCTCCTGATTGCTGCAGAAGATGAGGTTTAAGCTGTCCAGCCAAAGTTGTTCGCACTTGTCGCTGGGTGAGACCGAGGTCATTTTGGTGATAAAGTCCTCTGGCGAATGTTCTCTGGCCCCAGCCATGCCTTTCCGTAGATCGTAAGTAGCAGCAGGCGTACACAGCAGAAAACAGTCGGCATCGAGGTCACGCGGTGATATTTCCAGCATTGGGTGCGACTCCTTAAGCGTCGCGGTGATATTCTTGGAATCCCGGCGACGAATGGCGAAGGACTGATATACTTTGGCTGCAAGAAAATCCCGATATGCTTCAAGCTGCGCGTTGTTCATAAGAGACTCCGCCTTTGACTTGGAGGTATTCTCGACGATTTCCTGACCGCCGTTTTCCATCAGCAGTTTCATCGCCGATTGCAGGTCTTTCGTGGCTTCTGTGAGCTGGCGACGGGTAAGCTCATGGGCGACGGCTTGTGCGCCGGGTTCGCTTTCCTGCCAATAGTGCTCGTTGTAGCGGATGAAGTGCGTAGCCGGAGAGTACCGCAGCCCACAAGAGAAGTATTTTGCCAGTACTTCCGCCTGTCCTACATCGGAGTAATCTCCGGGTTTATATGACACTGGGTCGTTATATACCTCCGGTGGCACATATCCGTCCTGCTGTTGAACCTTTGCAAAGAAGCGCTGGGCGCTGTGCCAGATGGTAAATAGCTCCTGCTCCCCAAGTGGCGGAGAGCATTTTGCGGCTTCTTCCAAAAAGCACTGATAAGCGGCATCACCATCACCATACTTTTTAATGACGCGACCGGCGAAGCGGGACATGGTAGCGTTACGACTTCCTTCCGGGATGACCTGATTGGCATGATGACCACTGGTCATATCCACATCGAAATCATCGCTTTCCAAAAACTCGCTTAAGTTCATGCCGCCTTCGTAAATCTCTACCTCCGGCGAATTGGTACCGAAGAAAAAACGAGCGGCATCCAGCGCCTTGGTGTCGAAATATGGAAAGATGGCATTAACCAGTTTCTTCATATCACTGTAGCAGGCTGCGTCTGTAATGTGGTCGATGGGAAAAAGAACATGAAATTTCGGCCGAGCGGGTTTACCGTTCTTTTCACGCATATTAGACCGGCTGTAGTGAACGGCAAAGGTCACACCGGGAAAAGCCTCCATAACATCGGCTGGCAGAATCCAATCTTCAGGGTTTTCCGAGTGGTCGTTATCACAGTCCACCGGCAGGCAGTCGCTGCCTATGAAGTTATCGCCGTTTCGATAGTTATTTTTGTACTCTGCGCACACATAGTCTCGACCGACCGCAGCGGCCAGTGATGCTGAATCGGTAATTTCCACCTTGTAAGGATAGGAGCAATTGCCGGGGTTGCCGATAAAATCAGAATGATAAAGGGTGAACATCAAACCTGCACCTCCTCGCAGTTTTCGGTAAAGTAGCGCAAACGGTAGTTCTTCCACTTGGCCCTTTTGATTTCAGCCTCCATACCGGCCGAGATAATGCTGCCGAATACCCATACCTCTGAGCATTTGCTCATCAGGGCGTTTCCGAAGAACAACCCAAGCTGGCGCTCCGCGGGATTATCATCGTTTAGAAACTGTGGGAACAGCAGGTGCGGTGCGACTGGAATGTAGCCATTGTCCACGGCATATCGGCTGTAGCCCTGCGCGGCCCTCACGTTACCTTCCACATCTCCTGAAAATGGAGAGCAAATATATATGATAGGCCGGAATGCTCGAAGCGCCCGTTCCTCTTTTTCAATAATGGACATTGCTTCATAGGCAGTTGGGTCGTAATATCCCTCACTGTTGTATTTGTCTATACTCATTAGGAACACTCCTTTCACGGCGGACTTTTTGCCCACCTCTAAATCTCACTGGAACAAAAAGCCCACTTTGGACGAAACCTTTTAATCTTTTTTATAAAAATCTGTCTCGTAGCCATCGGCACGGAGCAGCAGCCCTTTTGCCCATGGCGGCGTCCGACCCATCTGTTGGCAGACAGCATCCAGCGACATGTGCGTATCGGCTTCGATTACTACTTCGTCGTGGATATGCATGACAATCGAGCAGCACCGGAGCGTCTGCATGGCGTAGCAGAGAATGTCACGAGCTGTAGCCTGAACGATGTTTTCAACGAGCTTCGGCCCATAAGAATCCAGCCGCTCCCATTTTTTTGTGCCGCCGACGCCTTCGTAAGTAATGCAACTGCTACCGAACTTGTTCTCACCGATGCGCGGCTTTACATAGGCAAGCTGCCTACCAGACGGAAGTGTGATGAACAGCATCCCGCTCCGGCAGGTAAAAACGATGCCGTGGGTTTCATTGGTATGCTTGTGACGAACTGCCTCCATCGCGGCGCGGTCAACGTCCCACCAGAATTTCACGATGTGCGGATTGGACTGCCGCCATGCGTCAACGAGTGGAGGGAGCTCATCTTCAGTAAGCCCCATTTCAAGAGCACCCATTGCCTTGAGCGCACCAACTGCTCCGCCATAACCGAGGGCAAGTTCGGCGATTTTGCCTTTCTGGCGTAGATGGCCATTGACACCATGCTTCTCAACTGGCACCTTGAACATCTGACTGGCTGAGGCGCAGTAGATGTCGCCGCCTTTGGCAAACACGTCCTGCCGCCACTGTTCACCGGCGAGCCATGCGATCACTCGGGCTTCGATGGCGCTAAAGTCGGAAACGATGAACTTTGCATCGGTTCTTGGCACAAATGCTGTGCGAATGAGCTGCGACAGTGTGTCTGGCACATCCTCGTAGAGCATTTCCAGCGCATCAAAGTCGCCGCAGCGAACAAGGGAGCGGGCTTCAGCTAAATCCTCCAAATGGTTCTGCGGCAGGTTTTGCATCTGTATAAGCCTGCCTGCCCAGCGACCTGTGCGATTGGCTCCACAAAACTGAAACATCCCACGGGCGCGACCATCGGAGCAGACTGCATTTTGCATCGCCTGATATTTTCGTACCGACGATTTGGCGAGTTGCTGACGGAGGGAGAGAACATCTGCAAGTTCCGGTGGTGCCGTTTTCAGTAACTCGATGACTGCCTTTTTGCCAAGCGTATCCGTCTCCATGCCGTTATCGGCAAGCCACTGCTTCATTTGCTGTACCGAATTTGGATTATCCAGCTCAGTCAGTGATTTCATGGCAGTGGTGAGTTCAGAACGGGAACGACCGTCCATAGCAATGGCCTCCTGCACCAGCGTCATATCCAGCGCAACGCCTCGGTCATTTATCTCTTGGTCGAGGTGATATTCATCCCAGACACTGTCTGGTACCGGAAACTTGGCGAGCTTGGCCTGTATGGACATCTCCGCTTCAACATCGCGGGCGTTATATTTTTTGAACGCCGACCACTTGTCCGGCGCGTGGTACGGGTAATTTCGGGAGCGCTGACCGTTGGATTTCGTCGGAGCACAAGGCTGGCAGAAGTATTTAATGAGGTCTTTGCCCTCGGTGAGCTTTTGCTTATCCAGCTTAAGCACCGATCCGACGCCTTCCAGTGAAAGCGGCAGTCCCATTGTCGCAGCCCATATCATGGAGCACTTCCACGAGGCAGGGTTGATATATTCGCTGGTTGGGAGTCCAAGAAAATGAGACAGGCAGACCCGCTCAAAGTTTGCATTGAAGGCCCACTTTGTTACAGCTTCATCGGTAAGCGCCGTCGTGATCTCAGGCGGGAGCATTTCACCGCAGGCAAGGTCAACGACCTGAACAGAGCCACCATCTACGGAATAGCCGAACAAAATAATCTCAAAATCCGGTGACTCGACATAGCGGTAAACACCTGATTTTGCGAGATTGACGCTGCTATAGGTTTCAATATCTATACTGAGTGTTTTCATAATCAACCATCCTTTATTGAGAAGAAGGCGGCAAAGAATGTCTCTGCCGCCCTCATAGATACTGTTACTTGCTGATTTCCTTCATGCGCAGCTCATGGTATTCCTTATCACGGACGGCCTGTGCTTTTTCACGCTTCTCACGCTTGCGGTCATACACTGCGCTCTGAATCGCATTAATCAGGAATACAATGCTGAAACAGAGCCAGATGGCAATAAGGACGGTCAACAAGATGGTTTGTAAGGTTGTCATAGCTTTTCACCCTTCCTTTCTCAGTTCAGAAAATCGTTGTCATCGTCGGTTGCGAAATCGGACTCAGCACTGGTCTTGCCGCCGAGAGGCTCGCCGTCGCGTACCTTCTGCAGGTTGTTCAAACCACATGCGATTCCCTTGTTTCCATTGCTATTGAAGGCATAAAAACTGATGCTTGCCCTGCCGTAAACACCGGAGTAAACCTCGGAGCGGGTAAGAACGGGATTGCGGTCAGCATCGACAATACCGGGAGCGGTGGCAGAGTTTGCGTTGATGAAGTAAGCGTTGGCATAAGCGGGATCGTCAGGACGCTCAGAATCTCCGTCCCTGAGAGGAATTTTGAGTGCCGCCAGTGGAGGCACAGACTTGCCGTTGCCCTTCAGCTTGGACTCGCCGTCATGGTATGCAGCTTCGATAGCGGCTCTGATCTTGGCGACGGTCTTTGTGTCAGACTTGGGAACGATAAGGCTGACAGAGAACTTTGGCGTACCGCCGTTAATACTCTTGGCTTCCCATACATTCGCATAACTCCAGCGGGTGTCGGGGCCGGTAATAACCTTCATGGGGTTGTTTACTTTGTTTGTGTTGTTATTCATAATCGTTTTCCTCCATAAAATCATTTTTGGCTGTGTTCATGGCCGGGCGTTTATCGCTCTCCGGCACAAGCGTGGGTTTACCTTGCGGCTTTTCAATGTAAGCCGCGAGAAGTTCATCAAAGCGGGATTTACCGAGAAGCTTCTGCATGGCAGTGACGCCGAGCACTTTGCGCTCATACGGGTCGAAGCCGGCATGCTCAACAACATCGGCGACAACTGCGTCACTCACATATTTCCTGTTGGAGCGGCCCTCGACCAGCTTCCAGCCGGCCCACTCCTTACCGCTGATTGCCTGCTGCAATGCGTATTCCTTGATGTCCGCCGCCCAAGCGACAAGGTCATCGACCTTTGAGAGGATATCTTCAATGTCCTCGTCTGTAAGCAACGGCGGCAGCTTGAAGTCATAACGGGCAAGCTCCATATTGGCGTCAGCTCTGGCACGGCAGTCGTGCTTTGCCTTACAGAAGCCACACCATTCGCCGCAGAGGAAGTTTCCATCTCCAGCGAAAGCAAGGTCGGCTGTAGGTTTTAGTACCTCGTCTGCCCAGTGGTAAAGTTCATCTTTCGAGAGCTCGTATGTGCTGATGTTATCGCGGCGTGGCTGATAAATGGTCATGCGAACGGTATCAATGTCGTAGATTCCGTCGAACAGTTCCAGAGCACCGAGGGCGTAACACTGCATTTGTGGGTTTTCGGTTGAATCGACCATGATTCCACGACCGTGCTTGTAGTCGATGATTTTCAGGGTGCCGTCTGCAATGATAAGGCAATCTGCGGTACCGAAGCCGGACGCTACCCAGCGGGAGAAGTCTACACGCTGCTCGATCAGGACAACAGGATCGGCGCAGGTTTGCTTAGCAGCTTCCATCTGTTCGAGAACATAGGTGGCATAGCCGGTGGCGCAGTCGTCCATTTCCTCATTGAACCAGGTGAGGTTTTCAGTTGGGTCTTCGGCCTCCATACCCAGCGCCTGGCGAAGCTTGTATTCACAAAGCGCGTGGGCATCAGTACCCTCGGCCGCGAAGTCACTTCCTTTGTCCTCGTAACTCTCACATAGTCGTGCACTGGGTGGGCATCGAAGCCAGCGCTCCGACGATGATGCGGATAGAAGGGCATGTCCTTTAGGTGGCATCGTTCAATCCCTCCACATCGGCAAGTAATCCCCCGTACCGGGTGGGGTCTATCTCAGACAGCTTACTGGCTCCGTACTTCTGGAGCAGAGAGCGAATCTGAGCGGTGAAGCCCGCACGAGACTTGTCTGCAAGGACGGCTCTGACCACTTCCAGCGTAAGTACCGGTTCAACGGGAACAGACTCCGCAGTTACTGGCTCATTGCCGCCAAACTGCTCCGCCAGCCAATTGGCGGCTTCGTTAATAGTGGCAGCGCATCTGCGTAGGTCTTCGATGGTTGCGGCCATTTCGCTCATTTTGCTCATCTGTTTTTCCTCCTTCCGTAGATTGTCTTTGTCCGGCAAGTAAGGTCAGTTTTCTTGCCAGCCGCATGGATACGACGCTGATTGCGGTGAGAATATCAACGAGTTCCTCGTCAGCAGCGACACCCTGGGGGTTCGTTTGGGTCTGGTCCATTTCGTTTCACCTCCGTTCTGAAAGCTGGTTGCTTATCGCTTTCACAACTCACTGGAACGAAAAGGCCCGTTTGGACGAAAAGCAGAAAAACTTTTTTGTAAAAATCTCCGACCACCGTATTAGGGCAGCCGGAGATTATGACTAATTACAGGATGTCACCATACTCCTCGCGGAGCAGGGCTTCAACCTTTTCAAGACGAGACCTGAAGGTGCTGCGGGGTATTCCAAGAATGTCTGCAATGTCACGCTCCGAGATACCCTCCATGCGAAGCTCTCCAATACGACGGGCTTCAGGAAAGAGCTTGTCCAGACGCTTGAAAAGCTGCTGCAGTACGATTTTGTCTGTCACGATGGACTCAATGTTAGCACTGGGGTCCTCATGCTTGTCCCCCATAAGCTCCTGCTCATACTCAAGCGACCATACATTGCCGGAAGAGTGATACGGGCAGTCGAGGCAGCAGCCATCGCAGCGCCACAGCTTGCTTTTCGGACACATACACTGACCAAGTTTCTGTGCTTGCTTCTGTGTGCGCCAGATGGGACGGTAGTATTCATAGTAGAACTCCTTCGTCACCGGGATGAACTGGTGGGTGCTGGGGATATAGACCTTGTACTCGCGGTCTGAGTTCTGGTTATTGTGTTTTGTCATCTAATTGACTCCTTTCAGATTTGCATGAAATCCGCAGGAGCCAATTAATCCGTAGAAACAGAAAAACGGCCGGGATAGTCCTCGGAATGAGAACTAATCCTGGCCGTCATGCAGCTCTGCGGATTTTATGTTCAGTTATTGTTACTCGCTTACGCTGCGAGAAGGCGGCTTTCTACATTAAAAGCAGTTGTGCTAATGCGTGTGATTATTGTAATAACATTCTCACGTTCAATCGTAAGAGACTCGCCGATTCGTAGTAAAGCTTTTGTCTTTTGTCCCTTATAATGGTTTTCAACGAGTCCAGTTATAGCATCGCCTGTCGCGGTAAGGCGACCTATACAGTCACGGAACTCCACCATATTGGCCCTCCTTTCTGTGATATGTCATAGGCACCATCTCCTTTCTGTCCTGCGCTAAAATATTTTCGTCAATACGCTTATCCGCTTTTTAGCGAAGTATTAAGCTAAAAAAATATGCGTTGAAGGGTATCTCTTAATCAGGGAGATACCCTAATTCGCATAACCTAATCTGAGCCGATTGCTTGGAAACTTGATAGAATCCGGCGATTTGCTCGATTATCCACGTTCTTGCTGGGATGAGACCAGCTTTGATGAAGGGCTGTTTTGCACTGCTTTCGACAAGACGATTAAACATGGAACCTACCGTTTCATGAGGCATTAAAATACGAGGAGCAATTCCGTTGGCCTGCCACTCCATCCAATCTTCATCATCCCATTGCTCAGTGAACTGGTCACTTTTTTGTTCGGCAGGGCAGCGGCAGGCTCGACTGGTTTTGCTGTTTTTGACAGCAGCCATTAAATGATAATTTCGGTGCTCAGTCCAGTGAACACATTCATGGGATACTGTGTTACGCTTGCAACCGAGATTCCTTTCGATGAGAGTATCCGGGTCAATAATCATTGTCCCACCTCTAACCAGAATTTCACGGTATTCATCATTTTCTTTGTCATAGATTTCAGCTAATCCTTTTGTGAAACACATTTGTCCGAGAATACTTAAATCCTCAGTCAGACGTTCCTCAATAATCATTAAACCGATCTTCTTTTTGGCGATATCCTCAATCGGTACTGACATGGGAGTTACCAGTGCATCAGGATAATACTTTTTGAGAAATTCTGTAGCCTTGTCATCGAATGATGTTTTACTGATATGTGGAACATAGCTTTGTAGGTATCTATCGTTACTCAATCCTTATCCTCCTTGTCAATCTCATCAAAGACTTTTTTCCAAAAATCGTCACCGAGCTTTTTTTCGCTGGCACGCCGTAGGGCTGCTCGAACATGAGGAATTTCTTTGTCCATTAAATAGTCTGGTAAATCCGGAGCGGCCTCGTTACGTTCTCTGCCTGCCAAGTCATATAGTTCTTTTGTTTCTTGAGACGAGAGATGAAGCACCTCCGCAATTTTATTGAGCATTGTCATTTCCGGTGGATTACGTCTTCCCTTGACAATATCTGAAAGATAAGTTGCTGTTGTTCCCATAGCTGTTGCGATATCTTTCAAAAGTATGTCGCCACCACCGGCGGCACGACCCCGACGCTTGTCATCAATGAATTTACCAAATTCGCCTGCCATTATCATTCTCCTTTCCATATTCGCTAATAAGCAACTTCGCTAATCTGCTTATTAGCATATCACAGAGGTTTTGTTTTGTCAAGAGGTCAGAAAGAAAAAGTCACACTGTAAAATTTCAGTGTGACTAAATTTAATCGATGTATACAAAAGACTGTGGGGCGTGCTCAATGCCATATTCAGAAAGTGCGCGGGGTTGATCATAGACAACAACATTTTTCAATCGATAAGCTATAGCCCTGTCTTTTCCAGCATAGTACTGGCTGAAGAATTTCTTGCTTATACCTGCAGCATCTTTTGTTTGTTTCCATATCCGAGCTGGTGTATCTTTTAGAATTTCGTCTATCTCAGCTTCACCAACAACCTCTTTTTGTGGAGAGGAGGCATAGAAAACAATTCGGGTAATCCCATTTCTACATTTTGTTTTTCTGAATTCAAATTGCTTTTTTCCCTGCATTATGAGTTTTGCGTATTCAGGTTTAATTGACAATAACATTGTCGACATCAATATTGCCCTCCCTAAGGATATGTTTAAACTGGTCAGGGCTAAGCTGTATCAATGCCGGATATGTACTGCTACTCCACAAACCATTACTATCAAGCCAATCCATGTTTATATTATGACCTTCTCCAAAGTACCCATAATAAAGCATCTCTATTATAACAACATTTTTATCATTATCATATTTCGTCTTAAGCTCCTGCGAATCATATACCGACTTGTTACCAATGCGCTTGAGAAGGTCATCAAACGGCAGCATAATGCGGTAGTTTTGCTTGGCCTGAATAACATCAGTTACAACACAAAATGATGTAAGGCAGGATTTATATCTTTTTGTTCCGCTTCCATTGTGTATTCGATAAATCAGAATCGGCTCACCCGGGTTGTAATGAGGAGGAGTATATTGGGCACCAACATATATCTTACTTAATCCGTTGGTGACTTTTAATGCTACACCTGTCTGTAAGGTGTTTTTTAATTCGGAATACGGAAAAAGTGTATCATGATAATAATCATTTATCAACAAATAACCAGCCTTGAGGAAGTCTGGTTTTATGAACGGAAAAGGCTTATATGGGTCACTGTAATCAACGGCTTTTCTGCTACGCATATAAACACATTCGCCATTTGGATTATAGCCGGCGAAGGTGAAACCGAATTTTTCAAGTTGCCCAATCAAGTCATTGTGCGATGGATACACTGTTACGTATATTTCTTCATGCCCTAACTGTTGCCATTTCCATAAAACAAGCCCAATTGCACCTTCACCAAGCCGTTGACCACGATAGCGTTCAGCGATACGCAGAGTGCTAATTTTTGTCCTTTGCTTTACCGGAAGATTTCCACTTTGAAGCTCAATTTCTTCTATTTCCGCCTTAAGCGAAATAAAAGCACCGAGACCTTCTTCATCATCGAAAACAAGAGCGGTACGACCTTCACCAGCTTTCTTGTTAAACCACGTAACAAAGCCGGGACTGCTGTCAGTTCCAGGATAATCGGCTTTTAGCGAGTCAAAGAAACGGTCAGCGAGATTGATATCTGAGAATTTCCTTAAGGAAAACTTTCCAGCCATAGTGCACCTCCTAATGATTTTGAACGAACACTATAGTGGAATCAAGGTCATCACGACCCTTGCTTATTTTAAGCTCGACTCCAAGTAGTGTTGTAACTTCCTTTGCATAAGCGATCTCCGCATTTTGAAAATTCCGTAGTTCTCCTACATCATAGGTAAGCCCATCGCGTAATTTCCGACGTTCGGCGATTATTTCCGGCAGCTCAGTCAGTAAAACAATTGCATCTGGTTTTAAAGATGTAAACGTTTCAATTCCAATCCGAGTTACGATGCCATCCCCATTTAACAGGCAGAAATGCCCATCAAGCAAAAAGTGAATATCACGGGCTCGCAGTTCATCAACAGCGGAGAGGAGGTATTGTTGATTTTCATCAATATCCGGAATCAATTTGTCGGAAGAAAAGGGTTTATGTTTTCTTTCCGAAATGAGCGTACTCGCTGAATATGTTTCAATGTTTAACTTGGATTTTACTTTATCACAGAAAAACGATTTTCCAACTCCGTGAACGCCGCTGATAAATATCATACCCACCATTGCCTCCTTCGCCAGATTTATATAGGCATATTATAGCAGATGTTATTGCTAAAATCAATAGATTGGATGAAACAATCCTGACATCTCTGGAGTAATTCTTGATTATTCTTTGATTGTGTGCTATAATATTTTCGTTCTTATTAATCTGTATGGACAGTGAGGTAGCGAATATGGCCATCAGTTACAAAAAGCTATGGAAATTGTTAATAGACAAAGACCTGAAGAAAAAGGATCTGCAGAAGCTAGCGGGTGTCAGTTCGGCGTCAATTACGAAACTCGGAAAAAATGAAAATGTAAATACTGATATTATAATGAAAATCTGTGTCGCTCTGAAATGTGATGTCTCCGATGTTATGGAGATCGTTGAAGACGGTACCCATGAAGAATAGAGGATGATT